TTGCGAGCGTCTGCGTTGCGGTTGCGGAATTGCTTCCGGCGTTCTGGCACGCGACACCCAGGAACGAGTTCGCGCTCGCCGCCTGCGGCGCAGCGCTGTACGGAAAAGTCGTCGTTGCGGTAACGGTGCCTGAAATCGGCAGCGCGGTGCCACCGGCAACCCCCTGCACCGACACTACTCCACCCGACGGCGTGCCAGCCGTTCCGGGTCCGGCGATGATCGCACGATTCGATGCGTCCTGCGCGAGCGCAACGCCGGTCGATCCTGCGGCGGTGCTCGTACACGTTGCCGCGGTGCAAGGCACAGGCGTGTTGACGCTGAGCGCCCCTTGATCGCTCGCCAGCGTCACGGGAACCGACGCGGCTTTCACTGCCTGGCCGAGCGGCGACACGATCGCAACCGGCACGGGCGATGAGCCCGGGTTCGTAACCGTCACGGCTGACGAACCGCCGCTGGTGCTCGTTGGCACCGACGTTGAGCAGTTGTACGTTGCGGTTTCGGTGCCGCCGGAAATCGCGGTGACGTTGATGCGGAAGTTCGTCGGGCTCGCATTGCCGATCGGTCCGCTCGACGTTCCGTTCGCCGTGAGCGAGCCGGTCACACTCGTTGCGGTGTTCCAGGTCGTTCCGCCGTCGCTCGAAGTCTGCGGAACAATGGTCAGTCCGGTGCCCGTACCCGAGAGCACGACCGCTGCGGCCGATGAGCCCGCGCACGAAATGCCCGGCGATGCGCCGGTCGCCGTGAACGTATAGACGTTGGTCGCTGCGCTGCGCGCAACGAGCGGCGCCCCCACGACGCCCAGGGCCAAAAGGAATGCTGCGATGCGGCGAATCATGGCGTTGCGTTCACCAGTACGGAAACCGTTCCCGTTTGCCCGATTCCCGTTGCGACGGCGCGCACCGCCAGCAGCGCTGAACCGTACTCCATCGACTGGTTCGTCGCAGTGAGCGGGTTCTGCACGGTGCCGGTGTCCGCGTCGGTCGACGGTGACGGAAGCTGGAACCAGTTCGCTGCCGTACCGGCTGCCGTCGCAGCATCGAGCGTTCCGTACAGCGTGACCGAATAGTTGGTGAACACACCGGCGAGTGCGAACGTCCAGGTCTTCCAGAACTTGCCCTCTTGGCACTGCGGACCTGAGTCCGCGCTCGCCGCCGAAGTCGTGAGGATGACCTTCGGACCGGAACTGCCGATCCGCAACAGACCGGCTTCTGCTCCGTGCATCCCCTTCGCCATCGGTTACTCCTTCGGTGTGCTTCCCATCGTCGCTGTGTGCGCTACGGGATGTCGGTCGCTGCGTTGAATCCGGTGAGCACCGGCTTGTTATAGGTCGGATCGTAGTACTTCACCAGCAGTGCGACGTAGAGCCGCCCGGCCGCCGCGCCGTTGGTCACCGTGCGCAGCGTGATCTCCGCACCGCCGGGGCCCCAGAGCGCGTCCCACGCTTTGCCCGGCGTGTTCGCCGGATAGCCCGATCCCGCAGCCGCGTTGGGCGTGAGCACGGTCGCTGTGTCGGCCGTCATCGTCAGCACTTGGTCGGCGAGAAACAACGACTGTCCGGCCGATGCGTACGCGGGCGGATACGCCGGTTGTCCCGCATAATCGGTGTCGGGCGTTGGCAGCGTGCCGGTTTCGGCCGCCGTCCCCGCGACGATGTTGATCGAGCACGTTCCAGCAACGCCCGGTGCTGAGCCGAACCCAGCGATGACACGATAAATCTTCACCGCCGTCGGTAGGAAGATGCGTTCTTGGACGACGGAGTTCGCTTGGTTCGCGGTCAGGCTGATCGGTGAGAATTGCAGCGTCTCCAGCGAATCGAACGGAAACGCCGTCTGCATCGAGCCGTGATCTTTTGCACGTGTATCACCCACGGATCACGCTCCCGACGAGCCGTAGAACCCGCGCGGATCTTCCCAGCCGGTCGAGAGCCGGAAGCTCGCGCGCTGGCTCTGATTGCCGGTTTCGGGATCTTCCCACGTCCGTACGCGGTCGCGCCAGTGGAACGGAGCGACGAGCGAATGCGTGTCGGCTTCCTCCTCGCCTTTGCCGGCGACGAGGTACCAGGAGTTCGGCAGCGTGAGGTACCGCGGCGACATCAACCCGGTTGCGTCTTTGACGACGTTCGGGCGATTTTCGCTCGAGTACGGATAGAGGTCGGCGTGCAGCACGGTCTGACCGATGCCGATGATGTTCGGATGCACGATCAGCTTGCGCGGCGTCTTCCACATCGGCAGGCCGCGGTCGTCGGGCAACAGTTGGAACGCGGTCAGCGCGTTCTGAAAGCTCTCGGGCGTGAGGCTCGTGATTCCGCCGTAGTTCGAGTACGTTTGCCCCGGCAGACCTTCTAGTGGATGCACCGATGACGCGAGCGGCTGACCGTCGGGGCCGAGCACCGGCTGCGCTGAACCCACGCCGTTGAAAGCGAGGTTGAACACCGCCCAAATGATGATCTCTTTGGAGATCGTGCCTGAGTACGCGAGCATCTCGGGCAGCCGGCGGAACATGCGCTCGGGATCTTCGAGACGGCCTTCCTCAGTGATTTTGTACGCGAGGCTGAACGTCGCGAAGGTGAACGTCGTGGGCGTTCCCTCGGCCGCCATATCGTAGGCGGGCGGCTGACCTTCGGGTTTGAGCGCGTAGAGCCCAAGACCGATGACCGGCATCGTCGTCGCAAAACTGCGCGACGGGTCCCAGCTCGGTGTGTTGAAGACTTCCTCGAACATTTGAGGCGCCTTCATGTACGTCTTCCAATAAATCTTCTGGAGACGCATTCCTTGCTGGTTGACTGTGGTGTTGGTTGAGCCGATCGCCATTGCCGTTCTCCCTTAGCTCAGTGCGACCGCGGGCAACAAGAATCGAATCACCACGCGTTTGCCGGTGTCGCCGGGACCACCGCGCCCTGGGCCATCGACCGAGCCGACGATGTTCGCGACTTTGTTTGCTTGGCTGGCGTCGGCGACGAACAGCCCTGACGCCGGATCGATGAGCAGTCCGACTTGCTGCGCGAAGACGTAGCCCGGGTCCCACGGCTGTACGAACGAAATCTCGAAATCCATCGAGCGCGCCGCGATGACGTGCGCGTTCTTGGCCTCTTGACCGATGCCGCCGGGGTAGACCTCGGTCACACCGTAGCGCGACTGGTTCCAAACCGGACGACCGAACGGTGTGAGGCCGCCCGGCTGTGCACCACCGACCGGACCGCCGTAGACGGCGTTGTAGTCGTTGTCGGCGAGGCCTAGAATCGCCGGAAGACCGTTGATTCCGACCGCCGGTTGGTTTGTTACCGCGCGCTGCACACCGGCCGATACGAGGCCTGTCGTGGGTTCCGTCCAGTTCGTACCGATTGCGATCGGTGTTGCGTTCTGTTTGACTTCCTGACCCGAGGCGAGCGCACCGTAGACGTTGTAGCCGGTCGCATCGCCCGACTGCGCCGGGCTCGTGACCGTTGCGAGTTGGCCCGCCGTGAGCACGACCGTTTGCTCGGGTGACGCGACGGTTTCGCCGTTCTCGTTGACGTACGTAACAGTGTAGTACTCGGTGCGCGCGGCCGGTCCGCCCGTTCCACCGCCCGCGACGGCTGGAATCGTCGGTGCAGCGAGGCCCGTTGCGTTGGTCGTCGGCGGCGCCGCTCCGGCAGCGGAGTACGCGGTGAGCGCAATCGCCGTGCCGATGGCGGTCGTCGCACCCTGCAAGTGATACGTGCCGAGCACGGTGCCGACGTAGAGCCGGTAGCCGATGGCGTCTTCGTTGATCGGCGGCGATGCGACGTTGATCGTCGAGGTCGCGCCGGTCGTGGTAACTTCGGTAACCGGGCCGGGCGTCGTCTCGCCGTTGGCGTTGAGGTAGGTCGTCGTGACGAAGTACGTTCCCGCAGCGATGCCGCCGCCGGTCGTAATCGCCGACGCATCGACGGCGGCCGGCGTGGCGAGCAGCGTTCCGTTGGAAACCGGAGCACCGCCCGATGGACCGATGACCAAAAAGTCCGCTTCGAGAAACACGGCGAGCGGGCCGGGCGGAATCGAAATCCGATTCGGCTCTTTTTGTGTGCCGCTCGTGTGGAACGTCGGCTTTTGGTACGGAACGGTCGGCATGTGCTGCTCCTAACCTACGTCGATCTGCATGGACGCGACCGCACTGCCGCGCAGTTCGCGATAGTCCCCACCACCCAGCGCCTCGGACTGGAAGTTCGCGAACGCTTCCTGGTGCTGCGAGAGCCGCACCGTGCTCGCGAGCGCAGGCATCTCGTAGTGCTCATGGTACGAGCGCTGCGGGATGCGCACGAGCGCAAGGCCGTGCCAGAGCACGAGTTTGTTTGGACCGCGCTCGGTCATGATGTCTTCGGTTGCGATCGGCGCGTCGTTGTCGGGCTTGAGCTCGTCGATATAGACGGCTTCGTAGACACCTGCGCGCAGCTTGCCGCGAATCGCGGGGTCCGAGTGCTTGACCCAGCCGTAGTGCGCGCCGGGATCTGGCGTGAGTAAGAGGCGTTCGGGCCGGTCGACGTACGGGTTCCCTTGAAACGGGACGACTTTCATCCCCGCATACTTCGCGAGCGGCTGCTGCTTACCGAACGGGAAGAACACCGTCGGTCCTTTCGCCGCCGCTTGGCGCGCGCGCATCGCGTCGATCGCCGCGCGCTGCTCCGCCGCTGCGTGCGCAGCGGTCGGTGATACGTCGGGGGAGTCGAATACGTTGCTCATCGCCGTCCTATCGGTGCTCGAACGTCATGCCGTTTTCGGTCGAATTGCGCAGCACGATTCCTCGCGCGGCGGCCATCTTCTCGAACTCGGCGTCATCTTTGGCTTCATCCGTGAGCACGGGCGCTGTGGGACCGGGGCCCCCACTTGCCAAGGAGCCATACGGAGGCGGTGCGGCCGGTGCTTGCGGCGTGATCCGTCCGTCGGCGACGGCTTTTCCGTAGGCCTGTTCGTACGAATCGGCGAGCACGGTCTTCCAACCGGCTTCGAGCGCGGCGTATAATTGGCCCGACTGCGCGAGTTGCGCGAGCACCTGCGGCGGCGTCTGCGCAACGAAGGCGGCGAACCGGCCTTCGAGCTTGGCGAACAGCGCGCCCGACGGCCCCGCGCGCTTGCTGTTCTTGAACGATTCGATCGCGTTCTGCGCGGTGAGCGAGAGCGCAGGACCGGCAGCGGCTTCGAACTGCGAGCGCATCGAGGCCTGTGCCAGCGTTGCCGAGGCCGTCATCATCTCGCCCATCGCGCCTTCGAGGTCGCCGGCCGCGAGCTTTGCGCGGGCCGGGGCCATGAGCCGGTCACGCTCGGCGGCGACTGCTACGGGGTCGGGTCCGGCGGGCGGGGTGACCGAAGGCGGCGCACCGGCTCCGCCGCCGGTGTTGAACAGCGCCTGCTGAATGCGGCCTTGGAGCGTGGGATCGCGCTGCATCGCCTCGCCGATCCAGGCCAGCGGCTGCACTTGAGCGCGCGTGGCTTCGAGTTCGGACTTGACGCGGTTGAAGTCGTCGACCGCAACGAATCCCGGTGCGGTGACAACCGGCTGACCGGTCGCGGGGTCGATCGTTGGCGGCGCTCCGGCGGGCGGAACACCAGCCGCGGGTGCCGGTGGCGGCGTCCCTCCTTGCGGCTCGGTGGCGAACGGATCGCCCGGGGTTCCAAAGAGCCCGAAGGGATCGTCGCCAGGAGGAGTTCCCGGAGGGTACATGGCCGCCCCCGTTCCCTAGGGCGACCGGCGTTCCTCCTGCCGTCTAGCGAAAAAGTGCTTGCACCCAAGCCGGGGCTTCGGCGGCCTCGGTGCTTGCGTAGACCGCGGCGATCATCTTTTCGAGTTCGAGCAGATGCAAAACCAGGCCGTACCGTTCGGCCGGATCGAGCGCCGGATCGCGCAGTAATAGACTGCGGATTTCGATGACGCGCGGACGTACGATGCGCTCGAGAAAAATCTTGAAACCGGGGCTGTACGCAAGCTCAGCGACGAGCAGGTCTTCTTCCAAAGGCACGAACGGTCCGGCGCCTTCGACGTTCGGTGCGCGGTGCTGCATTACGCCGGGAAGCCGCCGGGCGGCGGTGCTCCGTGCGGTGCTCCCGGATGCTGCTGCGGATGACCCGGATGCTGGCCGCCGCCGATCTTTCCGCCCATCGTCGCGGGATCGATTCCGGCCTGCGCCATCATCGCCATCGCTTTTTTCTGCTGCTCGGCCTCGTCGCGCGTACCGATGAGCGCAAGGATGTCCGCGCGGTTGTACTCCTCGAGCAGCATGCGCGTGACGGCCCAAATCTTCACTGGGTCTTGACCGATGATCGGATTCGCGATGAGGATCGAGTAGAGCGCCTGCATCTCTTGTGCGCGCGTCGATTTGTCGAGCGGGCCACCAGTGCCGGCGATCGTGTACGTGTAGTCGTCGGCGAGCACTTCTTTAGGGATCGACAGCTTTTCTGGCTGGCCGCCTTGGCTGGTCGTCGATTCGGCAACGTCGGGGCCATATTGAATCTTGAGTTGGATGATCTGGTGCAGCGTGCGGGCGTCCGCATCGCGCACGTTCATCGCAACGAAGTTGTGCCGCACCGACGCACGCGCGATCGAGGCCTGGATGCCCTTCGCTGTCGGTCGGCCCGACGACGGCGCGCCGAGCATGGGTGCTGAATTGCCGGTGAACTCCTCGATTTCTTCGAGCAGCATCGCTTCTTCTTCGCGTCCGGCGAGCAGCGCGGCAACGTCGGGCAGCGGCACGAACCCAACCGCGTCCTTCGAGGGCAGTTTCCAACGCGCATCGGGGCCCCACGCATTGTTCTTGGTGAGCAGCTTTGCGCCGTCGAGTTCGTACATCGGCGGAAGCGTGCGCTGGTCGAGAAAGTCGTTGCGCCGGTTCTTGTTCGCCGCCGCTTCGACGACGTTCGGTGCGATGCGCTCGATGAGACTCAGACCATAGAAGCGGTTGATGCGCGCGAGCGGGGTCTTGACCGAGAACGGGCGCTGTCCGTGCCAGTACTGGTAGCGCTGGTAGCCCAGGCACGTCTGTGATTGCGGATGCAGCCAGAATACATACTCATCGCCGCCGAAGAACTGGCGCGAATGCAGGCGGATGATTTCGAGCGGACCGATGTGCTGCTGGAGCTCGGGCTGCGCAATCGCGCCTTCCTCGCTGCCGATCTGAATTTGGCCCGCGATCGTGTAGGTCGAGTACCCCTGACGCGCGAGCTTGAGTTCGGACTCCCCGTTCGCGACGTACGAGATCGCGTACTCAACGGCGCTGCCTTCGAGCGGGCCGTCGGGGTTGCCGACGCCTTTGACCATCGCGCGCAACTCGGTTGAATCCATGTACGCGCGGCGCCACACAGCAGCGGCCTTGTCGATGTCGGTCTGCCAGGCCGGAATGACACCGAAGTCGCGCAGCTCGACCGTCGAGAGATCGGCGTCGTCGTAAATCGGCAGCACGGCATCTTCAGTCGTCGTGCGCACGATCGGCTTACCGGTCGACGGATCGAGAATCTCGATGCCGGTTTCAGGGTCTTTGAGCCGCTCGACGATTGCGACGCGGTGCTTTGCCATCTCGCGCCGGTAGAGAATCTCGGTGATTCCGTTGCCGTCGCGCAGTGCGGCGAACAGGCTCTCGACGTGCTGCATGAGCCACGATTTGCCGCGCCGTGGGCGCGTGAGCTCAGCGTTGAGGTACTGCTCTACGTCGTGTTGGTTGTTAGCGGCCTGGGGCGTGTTGCCGTTGACGACGTAGAAGCGTTGAATCGCGTAGACCGCGAGCACGATGTTCGCGAGCATCGTGTCGAGTTGGGTCGGAATCGTGAGCGGAACGATATTCGACGCGTTCTTCCACGGCCAGTTGCGCGGCGCGCGGCGCATTTCGTAGAAGTTGTTCCACAGCGTGAGGTTGCGGTCGAGATCCTCGCGGTCCGAGATCGCCGCATCGTAGGTCGAATACAGCGCTGTGGACAGCGCGTTCCAAGAGACTCCGAGTTTTTCACGCTGGAGCGAGACGGACGATTTCGGCTGGTACGTTACGCTCGTCTCGCTCACGAGCTACTTCTTCTTGGCGCCCTTTTTCTTGGTCATCTTCTTGCCGCCGCCGAACGGCATCGCTTTCTTGCTGGGGCCTTTGTCCATCATTTCTTCCTTGACGGCGGGCATCTTTTTGCCGCCGGCCTTTTTCAGTTCGGCTTCCTCGGGCTTTTTCTTACGGGCCATCGTCTTCGTTGCTCCTTGTACGGCAGTGTTGGTAGAACCGATCACGCGCAGCAACGATCTTTGGCGCTGCTGCGCGTGGCGGAGTTCATCTGCGTCTAACTCGACGCGGGCGGCGGAACGGTCACCGGCGGCGTCGCAGCCGGAGGCGTGACAGGCGTGCCCGCAGCATCGTCGGTTTGGAGCTGCGTGATTCCGCTCGTGATGAGCTGGTTGGCAGCGACGACTTCGTTGACTTCGGTCGTCAGATCGGGCGGGACGTTGGTGCCCACCGCGGCAACGAGTTTGCCGATGACCGTGGTGTTGGCGGCGATCTGCGTTCCGAGCGCCCCGACAGTGGTGTTGAGCGTTTGCAGCGCGGTGTCGAGCGCGGCTTGGTTGGACATGATTTTCTGTTGGCCTTTCGAGAGAAGTGAGAAACCCGCGACTGCGGTAAGAAGTACGACGATCGTACAGACAACGAGAACCACGGTCACGTTCGGACCGGAACGATCTTGCGCTGACGCGGTGCCGAAGCCGTCATCGGACTATCGCCGGGATAATGCGTACGAATCTCCTTGCCTTGCGTACGCAGTTTCGCTTCGATAAGGTCCGCGTGCGCCCGGTGCTTTTCGGCCATCGAGCGATGGTGCTCATACTTCGCGAGCATCCCGTCGTCGCCGGGCTTTTTCTTCGCAGCGGCTTTCTTTGGCGACGACTTCTTCGCGGCCATCGCTAGTGCAGTAGACCGATAACGAGCAATGTGACGATGACGAGCAGGATTGCCGCGACATCGCCTGCGTACGGCGCGAGCGACGGTGTGCGGCGCGCGGCGAGGTACGCCAGCACGTAGAAGATCAGTAGAACGAGCGCGACGAGGTGCCAGAGCGTCCAGATGCCGGTCATTTCTTGCCACCCTGACGCAGAACTTCTTGGATCGACGGCACGCCGGTCTGACCGCGCGGGATCGTCTTACCGCCCTGGCGCATCGCGGCTTGCACCGACGGCATCGCTTCGGAGACGCGGCTGTTCCCGCCCTGGCCCATGACCTCACCGACGGACTCCAGTTTCGGCGCTTTGGCTTCTTTGCGGCGGTACCCGTTGCTCGGCATGTGCTGCTCCCTTACGCGGCGTTGTAATCGGGTGTACCCAGGCCTACCCACGCGCCCCCGACGGATTCCTGCTCGCCGTTCCCGTCCTCGAGGTCGAACGCCTCCTCACCGGCTGAGAGCGGGTCGATGTCGTCGGGCTCGGCCGGCCGGCAGATCGTCTTCTGCTGTACCATCGTGTCGATCACGTCGTCGTGTTCGAGCTGCGGGAAGTTGTCGAGCTGGTGCTTGAGCGGCTCGCAGAACCCCTTGCGCAGCCACCAGCGCCATTGATTCCAGCGCGGCTGCAACGTCTTGATGTTCACGACTTTCGAATCGCTGTTGCCCGAGGACCATTCAACGATCTCGATGTGCCCGAGCCCCGCTTCGCGCATGACCGGGCGCAGCAGATCGACGTAGAGCCCCTGCATGCCGCCGCCGCGCGTCTCGATGCTCACCTTAGAACAATGATAGTGCCGCACGAGCACGACGATGCGCAGCAGTGCGGCGTCGAGCGGGAGCTTGTGCTCCTCTGCGTGCAGCGTCCACCACACATCGGAGGAGTCGTTCCCGTTGACGGTGAGTCCGTGAAAGTCTGACTTCTTGGATGCGCGGCGCCCTGCAGGGTCCCAGGCCAGGGTAACGTAGAGCGAGCGGCGCGTTCCGTTCGGAAGTTCGACGAACGGAATCGTGTCGAGCACGAGATCAAAGTCCTTTTCATGCGCTTCGATCTGCCGGAAAATCTTGGCGCTTTCCTCGATCGGCTCGTTGCGGTACCAGACCGAGAACAGATATTCTTCGAGTTCGATCGACTGCTGCATGAGAAACTTCTCGTTGAGCAGGACCGGATAGTACAGCGAGCCGTCGGTGTTCCACGCCGAGCGAATCGTCACGTTGAACAGGTAGTTCTTCAGATCGCTCTTTTCGAGCACCGCGCCGTGCAGCTTGAGCGCTTCCTCGCGGCGCTTTTGCAGCCACCAGTACACGTCTTGGCGATGGTAGCGCGTACCGATAACGAGCATGCCGCCGTGCGTAGCGAGTTGCGGGAAGTACTCCTGGAGCGCCGTGCGCACTTTTTCGCGCATCGTCTCGGTGTCGACGTTCTTACGGCTCTGGATGTCATCGACGACGATGAGATCGTAGTGCCCGCCGGTCTTGGAAACGTCGGCGCCGGCCGTGTCGATCGATGGGTCTTTGAGCCCGGTGTGCCGCGGCGCGACCATGATCGCATCGGCTTTCCATTGCTCGGCGAGCTTGGCCCAATCGCCGTAGAACAGGCGGAACGTCTCGTTGCGCTCGTACTCGTACTGAATGGCGGCGAGCATCTTCTTTGCTTCGTCGTGCCGGTGGGACGCAATGAGCACGCGACCGTTCGGATTGAAGCAGAGATAGTACATGATCGCGGCTTTGGCGACCGAACTTTTCAGGCTCCCGCGCGGTTCGAGGTCGAGTTCTTTGGTCTGCATCTGCCGGTCCGCGTTATTGCGAATCGGCAGCGCAGCTTCGGCCCGTGCGCACATCGGGCCGTGAACCGGCCGGTAGAGCAGACCGTTGCCGCCTTGCTCGATCGGTGCATAGCCGAGCACGACTTCCATCCAACGGTAGAGGCTGGATTCCGCGTCGATCCGGCGCGCGAGCGTGAACGGATCGAGACTCGCCGTGTACTCATCGAGCGAAAAGTACGTCGGCTCTTTGATTTCGACTTCCGCTTTTTTCTTGCGGTCAGCGCCGGTCGTGCCGTTCTTCCAGCCGGTCGGCATCGTGCGCTTGCGCAGCGGCGCGGGCGCCGGAAAGTCGAACGGGTTCATCGGTCCGTGACGGTCTACAGCCCCGCCGCGGTACGGAAGGCGATCGCGGCTTCGTTGGTCGAGGTCTTCGCAATCGCGAACACGTCGCCCGGAATCCCGAGCGCGGTGAAGTTCGAGTCCAGCACCGCGACTTGGCCCGAGGTGTAGTCGTTGACGACCTGCGCGACATTGAGCGCCTGGTCCATCGCAGATCCGCTCACAACACCCTGCGTCTTTACGTCGGTCAGGAGCTGCGTGATGTTCGCGACGGCGGTCGGAGTCGTGGCCCCGCCTGCCGCGAGCGTCGCAGCGTCCGCGGCGATGGTCGAGACTTCCACGCCGGTTGAGGTTTTTACGATGCCGACCGCTTGGGCTACGCCGATGATGGTCGGTAGAATCTGAAGAAGCGGGAGCAGGAAAGCCATTGAGTCAGCCTTTCAAGGCCTAGATTGGGTGGATGCCGTCCGTGTACGTCGTACCGTCGAACGTGAGGTACTGGCGACGTTGACCGAACTCTGTGTTCTGCGGCGACCAATGGACCCAGGCGTTCTCCTCGAAGATGCACTGATCGAACGCGACGTTGTTCGCGTCGGCCCATTTCTGAATCGCTTGCGCGCATTCGTACGGCGTTCCGAATGACGGGCAGCGAATGTCGGCTGCGTGGCCCTGCTCGTGCGCGCTGTTCGGTACGCCGCCGACCGCCGCGTTCACAGCGGGCGAACGGTACGCGCTGTCGATGAGCACGGCTTGCCCACCGAAAACGCTCGTACGCAAGGCTTCGAGGGATTCAGCGAGATGCGTAAGCGCTTCGAGGTGCGGTGCGTCGGGCGTGTTGTCGATGCCGGTGCCGGTCACCGTGAGTTCGGCTTGCGAAAAATGCGGCGTGAGTTGATTGCTCATGGACGTTGTCCGTTCAACAGCGCCGTGTAGTTCGTCAGCGCGCGGTCGGCATAGTGGTTCGTTGTGAACTCGTCCACGTCGCCCGCGTCGTGGCCGCGCATCGCACCACCGCGGCCTGCGTTGAACTCGGCAGCGATGCACCGCACGAGGTCATCACCCTGGTAGCCCAGACCCGACCAGTACGTTTCCGCCGGAATGAGGAAGTGCTGACAGGCGTAGTACGCGTTTGAATACGGCTCCTGCCAATCTGACGGGAACGAACTCGTCAGTTGAAACAGGCCGTGTCCCCCGTCGTCCGAGACGATGGTCGGCGGATCGTCGTAGCCCGTCTCGTTGATCTTGATTGCGTACGCAACGATCGGCGAGAACGTCGGCGCCTGCTCGCACGCGCGCTCGATGTCGGCAGCGTATGGCAGGTTCAGCGCGGCCGGTAACGGTCCGGCGCTCAGTCCGTTTCTCATTCGTTCTCCTTCGGGGGTTGCTCGACGACGGCGAGCACGTCGCTCGCTTTCATCGTGCGGTACGGCTGGCTGCCGATCGTGATCTCGTAGCCTGCATGCCGCGAGAACGTCACGATGTCACCGACGTTGATTCCGAGCACCGAACCGATCGCGAGCACGACACCGCGGTTCGCGTCGGGGCGCGCGGTGTCGGGAATGTGAACGCCGCCGCCGCTCACGCGGTCGGCTTCTTCGATCACGCGCACGACGACGCGGTCGAGCAGCGGTCGCAGCGGGCACGCGCCGTCGGCCTGCACGCCCGCATCGACGAGACGACTCGCGAGCGCGAAGGCGTTCTGTGCGCTGAATACGCGCTCACCTTGAGAGTCGAGGGTGATCGTCCCGTTACGGACGATCACCTCGACGAGTTGATCGGCGATCACGTCGTCTTCGGAACGATCGTCGTCGATGCAGCGCTGGCCGGAACGATCGACGCGCCCGACGAGATTTGATAGTTCGGATCGGTGCTCAGCACGCCGAGCAGGTAGACGGGCTTTCCGCCCGCGGTCCCGACTTGCAGATGGCCGGGAACTTCGACCGGCTGGCCCGTTTCGAGCTCGGCGCCGGCAACGCCGACTTCCGCTGCATCTTCGGCAACGGTTTCGACGAGCTGGAAGATATTGAGACTCACGGTGCGGGTGCTCCTTTGGTGAGGACGGCCTGCTGGCCTGAAGGTAGGGTCACGGTGTTACTGACTCGTCGCGATGCCTGGTGCGCGCGGTAGGCGGCGGCAATAGCGAGTGATGCGGCTCCCACGAATCCGGGGCTTACGAGTAAATGCAGGAATCCCGGCCACGTTGGGCTCGCGATCTGGGCGTTGAAAAAGTACGCGGTGTACGCGGTCGAAACCGCGGTTGACAAACCAAAGGCGGACGCCACCGATGCTGATCGAATCGGCTCGCGGATGGGGGGTGGAATCTCGGTCCAAAAGTTGTATGCCCGCTGAAAGATCATCGCACATCCGAAAAGTCCGGTTGCAGAGTGAAGCGCGCGGCTTCTTCGTCGGTGTAGCGCAGCGCCTCCTTTGGAATCTCGGCCAGGATGTCGTGCATCGAGAAGATCGCGAACACCCGGCCGTCGTCGTGCTCATCGGTGATCTCGCCTGCGTACCGAACGAACAGCACGAGCATCCCCGGCGCAAATCCCGCAGTTTGGGCCTGCGGTCCGACCGCGAGGATCTCGCCGAAGATCGCGGGCAGGTTCTCCGAATGCTCAACCCACAGACCGCTCGGCGTCATGCCGATACCGGCGGGCGTGTCGTTCATGCGCACCATGACGGTGTCGGGATGCACGAGCCGCTGACCGAGCGCTGCGTTCACAGCCGCGTCTGCTTTCCGGCATCGTAGCCCGCAAACCACGACAGTCCGACGGCAATGATGAGCACGATCGGCGCGAAAAGATCGGCGTCCATTAACCGAGCGGCGTCTTTCGCGCGTCGATAAATGCGTTGGGTCCGGGGTTCTCAGCCCAGCGCTTTACTTCAAGATCGACGACGTTCGCCGCACGTCCGGATGCGCTGCGCGGCAAGTTGTCGACGCAATCCGGCATCGGCGGTGCTTGCGGCATCGCAAGATACCGTTCGAGTTCGGGCCGCAGTTCTTCGTCGAACTGCGCCTTGAGCATCGCAAGTGAATCGTACGGCATATCAGTACCTCGGCGCCATGAGCGGCGTCGCTGACTGGAAACGGCTTTTGAGAAAAGCATCGGCCGCGCTAAACGCATCGCTATTCTTCACGTCGAGCGTTCCACCGTTGCAAATAATGACGACCGCGTCGTGAACTAGATTGTCCATTGTACGCGAATCGTCGGTGTACTTCCAACAGTCATGACAGTGGACAACCGCCATGCGGCCGGTCAACGGTGAGCGTTCGTCGGTTTGCGGCTGCTCGGGTTTGTTCGCTCCCATCGAACAGTCCTCGCCGTGCGCGTCGGCGCGCGGTGTATCATCGCTTGGATTCATCGTTACATCCACATCCGAACGGGCCCGCGCGGCTGCATCGGTGCGGCGTTCTCGTCTTCGATCTCGTGCTGCGCGGTCACGTTGATGCGTTCGCCGTGCGGCGCGCGCAGGCTCACCGCGTCTTCGATCGGCACCGCCACGCGCACTTCGTCAGGTGCGCCGCCGAGCGGATCGACGATGCGCAGCGCGCGTTCGATGCTCGGGCTTTGCGGATCGACGTACCGCTGCGGTTCGAGCTGCGCGAGGTTGTGCTGCTGCACGGTGCGCGCAACGTCGGGGAACATATCCTGCGTCCCACCGACCGTGCGCCGCATCATACCGTCGAGCATGTACGCCTCGTACCGCTTGCGCCGCTCGTCCGCGAGCACCAGGCCGCACTCGAGCAGGTACCGCCCCGTCGCCGAGCGCGATTCCCCGCGCTGCCGGGCGAGCGTCTCGATCTCCGCGAACAGCCGCGTACCGACTTTAACAGTGACCGCTTCGGCCGGCGTCTCGGGGTCGAGCCGTTGCAGGCGCCCGGTGGCCTCGCGGTACCGCGCCGTGCGCTCCTCGATCGCATCGACGCGCACGAGCGCAGCTTCGATCGCGTCGGGCAGGCCTGAGCGCTGCGCATCGTCGGGAGCGGCAAGGCCGGTGCTCAGCGTGCGCAGCGCAGCATCGCGCGCTTCCTGCGCGTCGGCGAACGTCTCGCGGTAACTCGTCGGCGCGGGCGGAGTCGACAGCACCGGCGCCGTTGCAAGCGCGGCCGAACCGAACACATCGGCAGCGATGGCCCGCGCGACGGGGCTCGCCGGATGTGGGACCGCGCCCCCCTCTTTGGCCGTCGTCGTGCGCGCCGCGAGCTTGGGATTCGCTGCGAACGCGGCGGCGACCGACGGTGAGTACGTCTGTTCAGCCACAGCAGCGCTCCCCGGTATTGCTGATAACGCGCAAACGTCGCAGTCGTCGCGCGTCTCGAACTCGTGATCCAGCGTCTCGCTGCTCGTGGTGGGGTCACTCATCGCGGCTAATTGCTCTTGCCGTGAGACGAAGGTTCCGTCCGGCAATACCTTGTCGAAAACGTCGCCGTGCTCTAGTTCACTCATTGCACACCGTCGAGTCGTTGGAGATACCGCCGCCGGATCGCCTCGTCGTCGGCGGGCGGATGCCATTCGACGGTTGTCCGACCCGTGGGGTTCACGAAGTACCACCAGCCGCAAGCGCAGCGCCATGCGAGATTGGGCTTCGTAGTCGGCGTCATACGAACGGGAGCGCCGATGCTGCGATGCTCGTGGCGTGGATCACTCGCGGGCAGGAAGAAACGCGCTTCGTCAACCGGAGCCACTTGCGTCACCTCGTCGTTACTCATGTCTGCTCTCCGGTAGGGACGGCGGCGCGGGCGTTCTTCACTAAGAGTGCGCAGGGCACGGCAACCTGCCGTCCCGCTAACAGCTCGTTGTATGCAGTGAGCGTCAGCACTGTGCCGATCGTCGGCAAGTAGACCTGCGTCTGCTGCCGCAGCGGATCGCTGCGGTACTCAGTCTGGGGCGGCTTGCACCGTTTCGCGAACCCGCGCCGCACATACGGCTTGCGCTTTTTGTGCGGGTGGATCAAGCACGCCTGCGAACACGAGTGCCGCTGCGGTAACAAGCGCAGCATCCGCGTCGGCTCGATCACGGAGCGTTCGTCGGCAGCGGGATCACGGTTGGGACACCGTTGATGATGACGCGCACCGAGGTCGCGTCGGCCGGAACGTTGTTCAGTTGAATGAGCATCGTCGCGCGCGGAACGGGGCTGGCCGTTGGGGTCGGCGTTCGCGTCGGGCTCGGTTTGGGTGTTGGTTTGGGCGAAGGCGTCGGCGCGGGCGAATTCGTCGCCACCAGATAAACCGGCTCGACGACGCGCCAACCTTTCGGCGCCGGCGTCGTCAAGCAGATCACCCCGCTCTGCGCGGCGCTCGTCACCAAGTAGCAGCCCGGCGGCGCCGTTGCGCCCGTGACAGGTGCCGCAGCAACGAGCATATCGGACCGCAGGCTTGCACTCTCGGTGATGCCGCCGAGCCCGATGCTCGCTTTTGGGTGCGGCGTGAACATGTGCCGCCAGATCGGCGGATCGGCGGGCTTGTGCGCGCACGCGGTGATCGTCGCGACGATCACCAGAGCGAATGCGCAGTGCGTGCGAACGGTCTTCACGGCTTGGCCTCCTGCGGTACGCGCGGATTGCGCACCACGCGCCCGCGCGTCGGGTACTGCAACTGCTGAAACGCCGTCGCGTCGATGCCCCACATGAACCGCGCCATGCAGCCGTCGACCGTGCGCACCTCCCACGGCAACTTGCGCGCGATGTCGAGATCGTCGACCGGATCGTCTTCGGGACCCGGCATTACACCTTCGCTCCGCCCGGCGTGAGCAGCTCTGCGAACGGGTGCGGAATCCGCGTCACCGTCCTGCCGGCGGCGTACGCTTCGGCCGATGCCTCGAGCGGCGGCCCGTTGAACGTCGGCATCGCGGTGTTCGCGATGAGCCAGTCGGTGAGCACCGTGCGGATCAGCACGGCCTGACTCACCCCCCGGGCGCGTGCGGCAACGATGAGCCGCGCGTTGAGCTCCTTTGGCATCTCGATGCTCTTGCGGGTGATCTTGGTTCGGCGAATCTTCTCTTGATCGGACGGCACAACCGCAAGCCTACCGCAATACCACCACAAAAGTCAACGCACTCCGCCATCGGGCCGGCGGAGTGCGCTGCTTCCCAAGACCGCCGCGCGACACTCTCTTACCGCGCGGCGGCTTGGACGATGGTTGCCCGGTTCGGCGCTACGATCGAACGACGCGCGGCGCTCCTTCGACGTGCGTGAGCTCGGGCAGCGGCGCGGCCGAGGTCCCCGTCCCGTACGCCGGAGCCGAGAGCGCGGGCGGCGGAACGGTGCTCGGCGCCTGCGTGCCGGGCGTGTGCGCCGAGGGCCGCAGCGCAACGCCGGTCGAGGTCACCGGCGCTCCGCCGGGCTGCCGCTCGCTGATCGGCGCGATGACGACGCCAGCGACACCAGCCGGAACGACGGCTGGTACCGCGCTCGTTGCGACGGGCGTGGGCCGAACGTGATCGACCTTCGCCGCCTCGGCCGCACGCTGGTTCGCCAGTTCGATCGATGCAGTCATCGGCGCAGCGTCGACCGCATCTCGCTGGACCTGCTCGGCTTCGAGCCGGGCCACCTCGGCGCGCAGCGCCGCCAGAGCCGTCGCGTCACCAGCGGGGCTCGAAGGGACGGTCGTACCGTCCTTCGGCGCGCTCGACGGCGGCACGGTCGGCGGTCCGGCCGCTGCGCCAACCGGCTCCCCGAAAGGGGCGACGTGACCGAGCCCCGCGCTCTGCGCCGCTTGCGGCTGCTGGTTCTCGAGCGCGTTCGGCGCCTGCTGGCCGGCCGGGTGCTCGACCGCCGCTGTGGTGCTCGGCGGTTCGATCACCGGCGTCTGACTGAGCGGATCTGCGATCACGGCCGGATGCGCCGCAGCATACCCGCCGCCGGTCGACGGCACCGCGTGCTGCGCACCAACGCCGGTCGATTCGGGCCCGACGCCGCCCGCCGGCTGCGTCGAAGGCTGCATCACCGCGCCCGACGGCGTGATCGTTGGTCCCGGCGGGACGGCGGTCGTAGACGGCTCTTGCGGGTTCACGCGCGGCCCGCCAAGAGTTCGGGGTCACCGCGCCGCAGCGCCCGTCGCCGCTGTCCGGCTCCGTAGCTCGGTGGCAGTTCAGCGAGGATGCCGCCGCGCGCTCGAACGTTGCGCGACGCCGATGCGGCAGTCTCCGCTTGGACCGGCGCACTGATCGCTCGGTCGATCTTGGATTTTTCGAGCGCGATGGCGATGGGCAACGATTTTTCGGGGTTCATCAGCGGCCTCTCTTGCGGTGCGCAAAGATTCGTACGGCCCTACACTAGCACGCGCGGACGGCCCGGTCGATACCCAACGTTCCCCGTGGAACGCTCGGCCCCCAATATGCTCGGGCCAGTATATCAACGTCTTTACATTCATGCCTTGGCATCAACGCCGGACACAACGAAGCCGCCGGTGTGCCAGCCGGCGGCTTCGAAGGCGGTGGTCTTCCGCGCCGCTTTCGAAGGTCAAGCGGTATACCGCGCTACGCATACTGTCTTGATAAGGGACCCGGGTAAAACGCACGCAGCGCGCGTGGTCCCCCGCCCCCCTGCTACCGTAGCGGGAGGGCCGGCGCCTTCGGTAGAGCTGCCGCTACGCAAGGAATGAGGCCTCGCGCTTCGCTAGAAGGCTTCTACCGAAGGTTTGCCTCGTGGCTTCGCAAGCCGGCGGCGTTTGGCGCTTCGGAAGCGGCCTCGTTTCGTTTGTTTGCCTTAGGTAGCACCTTGCCCTTCGCAAGATTCTTCGTCGGAGGCTTGACGCGGTTCGCGGGTTGTGGTACGGAAGGAGTGCAAGTGCAGCAACGCTTGCAAACTACAACCGCAGGAGAACCGCATGAACCTCATCGTTATTCACAAGGGCGCGACCTCGCTGGAAGCAACGTTCGAAGGTCCACACGCAAGCGAGATCGTCAACCTGTTCGGCAGCGCGACGCTCCCTATGCCCTACGCGCCGAGCTTCGACCTCGCGACGGCCGTGCTCGAACAGCAGACCCGCGAGAACGCGCGCGGCACCGACGCAATCGTAGTGGCCGGCTGATGCACACCTGCGCCGACTGCGCAACCGGCAAAATCCCGGATTCGGGATGCTCACTCCCCGCGCACGAGTTCACTGAAGTCGACGGGGCGCGGTGCTGGAACTGCGGCGCGGCGCGTCCGCGCGACGCTCGCGTGATGTGTGCCGACCGCCTCGTTCTACCAAGAGAGATGCCTACCAACGATACCACGTTCGCCCGCGCGACCGTCCAATGCCACTGCGGGCACTACGGCCCAATCGGCACCGTCACCACGCCGGGCTGCACGAACGAACGCTGCCTTTTCTTCATCGGCCCGAAGCGCCCGCAGTGCGAACGGCGCGACTACGCGATCGCGGCAGCAACGCCGGGACCGTGCGACGATTGCGGCGATCCGGCCGAGCTGCGCATCCGCTGGGGGACGGTTCTTCTGTGCCCGGCTTGCGCCGGACCGCTCGGCCGCGGCGTCCTCGCTCCGAAGGGCGCGCGACGGCTCGACTGCGGTCACGCGCCTTCGGCGCACGGGCCGCACGACACGGGCTACGGAACCGACAGCAACGGAAAGACCTTCTGCTACGACTGCGCCGCGCAGCTCGACCGCGAGATGATGATCCGCGACGGGCGCGCGACGCTCTATCTCATCGACGGATCGCCTTCGCGCGTCACGAATTGGCCTGGTTCACTTTCGTTCCTTGCGTATGACGTTCGCACGTCGTCGCACGGTGGCGGATTCGGCGCACAACGCACCGATGCGAAGTTCTTCGGCCCCGACGGGTTCGTTTGGACCGCGACGAATCGCGGTGACTCGCAAATCGCCCGTTGCCGGCGTACGAAGGTGCTCGCATAATGCGCCGCAGGCATCACGCTCCTCTAGCCCGGCGCCGCTTCGCAACGCTCACGGTCGCCGGAATCGCGGCAGCAACCATCGTCACGATCTCCGCGCTCGAGGGCGTCAAGGAATACGGCCGTGTGCAATTCGCGTCCGGTTACTGTTCACACGCCCAAGACGCGAACCTACTTCAACCGCGTCATTTCGGTCAGTGCGTGGCAGCAATTACGCAAGACCCGAACGACCGCTAAAAACGGGATTCGGTGCTACTGTCTGCGCCGCGCGTTCGGGTGAACGCACGGCTCAGCCGGGAGCATACGCTCCGCCTCTCTTTCGCAGGAGAATATCCATGACCATCATCGACACAGACGACATCCGCTCACACTACCGCGGGCACGGACACTGGTTCGACGCCGACGCAATTCGGTTCTTCCATTCGCGCGTCGCGGCGACCGCGTACAAAACCGACGACGGCTCTCGCGCGTACTTCGTTTCGAGCGAACGCTACGACTTCGATACTGCGCGTAAGTTCACGGTTCGCGTCTACAATTTCGAGACGCACGACATTCGCACGGTTGGCGAGTTCCAAGCCTACGCTTCGCGCTCGGGCGCGGATGCTGCCGCGCGGCGTCTCGCGCGTCATTCCTCCGGCGAGGCCGTCGGCGTATGAGCACCCGTACTTCGCCCCGGCGCACGTTCGCAAAACGACCCACGCGCTCGCGTAGAACCGCGTATATCTGTCTCAAGGGGCACACGCTGCGCCAATCGCGCACGCGCGGCCTGTACTGCGAGGTCTGCGACAAGTGATCGTCGCACTCTGCGTCGTCCCAATCATCTGCGCGGGCCTCGCGTTCGCGTTCTGCCTCTGGCGCTCAGCGCGTCGGCGCACGCACCTCGTCTCGGCCGATCAACGCGCACGCAAGCACTACGCCGCGACGCTCGACACCTACTACCAGTTCCCGTTTCCGAAGGAGAACCCATGAAAAATACGCTGGACCCTACGCGCTGGGCCCAAATCGAATCGCTGCCGCTTCCGACCGGTGTCGGAAATCTTGACCAGGGCCTGTGCGCGATGGCGCGCATCGGTTACGCACTGACCGGCGAAGTCACCGACGCACCGCCGTGCATCGCGCCGACGATCCGTTCGTACATGATCTCACTCAACGACTCGCTCCCATCCGATATGCGCCAGAAAATCGGGACGCGCGAGATCGCGCAGCTCGCACTCGACGCCGATTCTTCGCCCGAAGCGGAGCAACGCCGCGCGTTCCTGTGCGCGAATCAAGCGGTGCGCGTCTCCGCTGTCGCTGCACTCCGTTCGGTCGGCCTGAACGAACAGGCACAGAAATTGGCGGATCTCGATCCGATCGTCGACAAGGAAACGGCTCTCAAAGCTAAGGATGCCGCCGACGCCGCCTATGCCGGCGCCGCCGCACGCGCCGCCGACGCCGCCGACGCCGCCGACGCCGCCGCACGCGCCGCCTATGCCGGCGCCGCCGCACGCGCCGCCTACGCCGCCGCACGCGCCGCCTACGCCGCCGCACGCGCCGCCGACGCCGCCGACGCCGCCGCACGCGCCGCCGACGCCTACGCCGCCTACGCCGCCGCACGCGCCGCCTACGCCGCCGACGCCGCCGCCGCCGCCGCCGCCGCCGCCGCCGACGCCGCACGCGCGAAATCCAAGACGTTCACACGAGCGCTCTGGGACGCTGCGCTCGTTCACCTCGATGCCCTTATCGCACTCACACCGCTCCCGGAGGCAATCTAAATCGTGCTCGATTTTACGCAAGCAACGAACGAACTGAATCACGCCGACCGCATCATTGCAAAGGCGATCCGCGAACAACAGACCGGCGGCGATCCGTTCGCCAATCATCTCATCGAAACGTACTCCGCCGGAACCGCCGGCAGCGAAGACAATCAAACCGCGTTCCTGACCGCCTACGATGCGTGGCGCAACGCGAACGTCGCGCTCGTCGTACCGATCGCCCAGCAGCTCGGTCACCCGGTGTCCGGCAGCATCGAAGTCGCTCCAGCCGCACCGACCGCCCCACCCCCCTCACCGGCCGTTTTCGCGCAGCCGCCGGTTCCCGTCGCTCCGATGCCGGTCGCGGCAGCTCCGCAGCCGATTCCAGCCCCACAGAGCCCTCCGGCCGCGCCGATGGCACCGACACCCGCTCCGAGCGCTCCCGCGGCTCCTGGGGCCCCTAGCGCTTCGGCAGCGGGCACTCCGGCGGCGCGCAAGCGCACGTCGTGGTCCCAGACCGACATCGTCGCGCTCACCCGGTTCCTGCTCGCTGCACCGGTCGAGCAGCACGAAGCGGCCTTCCCGATCTTCGACCAGCAGACCGCCGGGCGCTACGGCGTCGATGCGATCAAGTCCAAAGCGGTCGAACTCGAACTCACGCCCGCGCCGGTTGCACCGAGCGGTCCGCGCGAGCTCAACGCCGACGAGCAGACCGCGATCGGCGAAGCGATTCTCGAGTGGATCGCACCCGAAGCGATGGACCGCGAGACGCGCCTTGCACGGCTGCGGTACGCCGGCACGGCAATCCGCGAGATCGCCAAAGGCATCGACCGGAGCAACGGCGTAGCGTAAAATCGGGACCCGTCGACTACGAACGACAAAGCCCGACGAGTGATCGTCGGGCTTTTCGTTGTGCTGGTCGGGGCGCAAAACCCGGCTGCCAGCGGGATTCCGTTTCGCAGGAGATCCGCACGCTTCGTCGTCGTGCTCGCAGCGCTAGTCTACCCGAAACGGAGAATCGTTGTCAAATTGCGGCGCGATGACGAACTCCGCTTCGAGCGCACGTGCGAGCTGCGCACCCGTAGCAGCCCCCCACGATTCGAGGCCAGCAGGAGGCGGTGCGCTCGGCCACGGCAACTCGAAATCGGGATAGTCGACGCGCATCGTCGCGAACACGCGCGCTCGCTCGGCGAGGAAGCCGTCGCCGAACTTCGCCGCTCCGAACTGGTCGATCTTCCAAACGCGCCGGTCGATCCATAACAGACACGCTTCCTCGATGAGTCGCCCGAGCGTGCAACGCTCGCCAGCCGCACGCCGCTGATTCTTTATACCCCGCAATCGCGCCATGAGGACGTTGACCTCGGTTACGTTGCGCTCCGCGCGATACGTTGAACTTACAAAGAACTGTTCCGCTGGCGCATTCTTCGATAGATCGGGGGCGAAGACTTCTGCACAGCAATCTTCGATAACGCTTGCTAACGATTGACCCTTCTTAATCCCGATGGCTTGCAGGTAGCGCATCAATTCTGGATTCTTGCGAAGTTGCGGGTAGACGTACTGATAAGGACCATTTCGGCCGTACGACATGCACTTTGGCTTTCTTTATCGTTTAGTCAATTTATATTTTACATCACTCTCAGAGCGCGTACGTACGCACGCGCGAGCGCGCCTGCGCGTGAGGATGGTGAGAGTGTATAGTGTAAAATATAAATAGACTAATTTACCGAAAAAATCAAGCCTTAACGAGTTCCAAATGCGGTTTTTCTTCCGAAGCGCCGTGTTTTCCGTTCTTCGGCTTCGCATCGTCCTCCGGCTTCGGAGGCATGAGCCTCCATATCGGATTGTTCCGATCGTGCTCTAGGTCGATGAACCCGCGTTCTAAGTCCCGGCCCTTGAAACTGACCCTTGCTTGGGGCTTCCGATCGTCGTGTTCCATAATCATGATCGCATCGACGGCGGCTTGCGAGCCCAAAGTACCGGCTCCGGCGTCAAACGGATCGGTCGAACCCATCTTTCCTTTGCCTTTAGAGGCATGATCGACCATGATAACAGGGATTTTGTGCTGCTGGGACATCTCCCATATCGGGCGGAACATGCGGTATTCCGCTCGGAAGGCGTTGCCTTTGCCGCTATTCTTCGGATCGCCGGGACCAACGAACGCCGCTACGGTGTCGATAACGACCAAGCGTGCGGCTGGGTGCTGGATCACCCAATCCGCCACGCGGGCGAGGCCGCCGTCAAAGAGCGGCGCCCAGCGGGTCGCGAAGTGCAGGTTGGCCGGATAGTCGGCGAACGCACCCAGGAGCTGCTCGAGCCGCGCGCGCAGCCGGCGCTCGGAATCCTCGAGCGCAAGGTACAGCACGTCGCCCTGAACCGTCGAGAACCCGGCGTTGTGCCCGGCCGCAAACGATCGCATATCGCGTGGAAAGAGCGGGCGGCCCAACGCGACCGCGAGCGCCATCTGCAATGCGAGCAGGCTCTTTCCGGCCTTGGGCTTGCCGAAAAGCTGGGTAAGGCCATCGTGAACGAGGTTGTCGATCGCATAGCCCAGCGCGGGCAGCGTCTTGGCCCCGAGCTCGCCGGCCGTCACGAACACCTCGTGTTCGCCCAGCGAGAGCCGTTTGAGCCGCTCTTTGCGGCAGATCGATTCCCAGGTCGTCTCGAGCTCGGCGTGCGGCAGCGGGGGCGAACACGCCGCGTTCCAGGCCTGCACCGAGGGCCAGTACATGCTCCACGACGATTCATCACCGACCCCGGCGATGAGCTTGCCGACGTACGACGCGAGCGTTTCGTTGCGCTCGCCCTCACCCGTACCGAACATCCCGACGCGCCAGCGTTCCTGACCGAGCACGCGCTCGTATTTCGCGATGCCCTGCGTACGCGTGACGACTTCGAACACCCAGCCGGGGAGCTCAGCGATCCCTTCTTCGGGCGGCGTGTCCCAGGTGTAGGAGCAGCCCGACGGATGAAGGCTCGGCGGCGCGAGCACATAGCCGCCTTCGGCGCGCGTATCCAGGCCGGGAAGAAAACGCGCGTTGGTTGGTACGACCAGCGGCGCGCGGTCCGGTCCCATCGGCGGACGAAAGTAGAAGTGCCGGCCCTTTGCCGTACGCGCGACCGCGGTCGGGATCTGTTCGAGCGCAGCGATCAGCGCGTCGGCCGCCGCGTACGCTTCGATCAGTTTTTCGTGCGAGCCGTACCGGCGTACATAGTCGTCGTAAACGCGCTGCACGTTCTCATCGAGCGTTCTACTCTGGCCCGCGTCAAGATTAGGCCGCGTCGAGCGGTCGTCGTCGATCACTGCGAGATTCGAGATCGCGCCGGTGACGATCCCCACGCCGGCCGAGGGCCAGCGGTGTGCCCAATCGCGCAGCATGTCGTACGTGGCTGCTGTCTCTTGGTGTTTTTTCCACGACACCAGCGGCTCTTTTGCTTCGGCAGCGTGGTCTTTGCCGGGCGTCGATGCGTAGCGGCGCGTTTTGATCGGAATTGTGGAGAAGCCGAGATTGGCGTACCGATAGAAGTACGTCTCGATAAAGTTCATGGGACCTCTTGCGAAATTGCGCTTTAGATAACGGAACGAAGTATTGCGAGAGCGAGGAGCGGAGGAATGGCATTTCCGATTTGCTGGAACTGCGCTGAACGCGAGCCTCGCCAGGGGAAATCGCTTGGGAAGGATTGTAGGAGCGCGGCTTCTTGCGGCGTGACACGCACGCCGTTTTCTTGACGCGACGCACCGCCGGTCGTTCGATAGCCGGGCTCGGCTACTACGTCAGCTCCGAAGGAGCTGACGATAGTCGTTGCAGGACGTTCGCGCGTCCACGATCGTGCTTTTTCCGTCAGCGCCCATGCGGGCGCTGACGCATCGAACACATTACCGCCCGGCGTTTGCCGGTCGCCGCGCGTGCGTACATACCAACGATCTGCGTCCGTTCCGGTGAACGTTGGGGCGGGTAGGGTCATGGCGCGCGTCAGACGCGCGCCATTCTCTCGTTGATCTCTATTTGTGTGAAGCAACGCCGCGCTTCGCGCGGCGTTGGCGAAGACCTCTGCCCCGCCCGTTGCCGTACCACCGCCCGAAACGGTCGGTGACGGACGTTCGTCAAAGCCCCAAGCGAGCGCGTCCGCCATCGAAATCCAGGGTAACACGCCGTGATTGTCGTAGCGCATCGGGTCGCGCGGATAGTATTTCGAATGCGAAGGCTGCGGCGGTGTAACCGGCCAACCGCGTCGTGCAATAAGGATCGCGCGCTTGCGCGTTTGCGGTACTCCGTACTGCTCAGCGCGCAGCACGCCGCACCATGTCGAGTAGCCCAACGCTTCGAGTTCGATTGCGCACTCGCGCCAGATCGGCAACACGGGCGGAACCTGCTCCCATGCGCACCAGCGCGGCAGCAACGCGCGTGCCCAGCGCAGCGGCTCGTAGACGAGGCGGCCTTCGGGGTGCGCAAGTCCTTCGCGTTTGCCTGCGAGCGAGAACTTTGCGCAGGGCGGCGATGCGATTAGTCCGTCGACACCGAACGGCGCAACGCTGTGTGGATCAAGCGCGGCAACGTCAGCGCGCAGCGTTCGAAAGCCCGCAGCACCGCGCGTGCTAATCGCTGGTTCCCATTTCTCGACGCCGATCGGATCGAGCCCGAGTTCGCGCGCCGCGAGGTCCCAGCCACCGGCGCCGCTGAACAGATCGAGCACCGGCAGGGTCACGCGCTCTCGGCTTTTCCGAACGTGTCGAGCAATGCTGCGCCGTGGACCGGGCACTCAGAGTCGAACCAAAACCAGCGCTGCCGGCGCCGTTCACCGACCTGAGGCGTGACGACGCGCGGACCGCCCGCGCAGATGCAGCCCGCCTTCTGTGCCTGCTCGCTTTGGGGACTAATAGAGCCGTTGATTCTTGCTCGGAGACTGCGCACGGGGGCTCCTAGGCTAACAAAGGGATTACGGTGAGTTAGCGTACCATACCCGGACGACGGTTGACGAGCCCCGGCTTTCGCGCTACACTTGCACCACAAGCGCGGCGCTCGCGCAGCAGGAGTTCGATGCTCAACGACATCCGCGTTCGGTTCGTGCCGCACGCTCAGCAGCGCTATCCAACGGTCGGTGATTGGGAGACAAAGCCCGTGCTCGCGCACGACGGCTCACCGGTCGATCTCGTCGTCACCGTTTCCGACACCGGGAATTGGCGATTCAACGCACTGGTTGCGGTGCACGAACTCGTCGAAGCGCTGCTGTGCGCGAGCGCTGGCATCCCACAAGAAGACCTCGACGCATTCGACATCGCGTTCGAAGCTGCGCGCGAAACGCATGAGCCCATCCGACAAAACTGTGAAACGCGCGAACTATTTACGTTCCGCGGCGCGGTCGTCGATGCGGACGCAGAGCCTGGCGATCATCCCGACGCGCCGTACCAGCGTCAGCACAACTTCGCGACCGCCGTCGAACGGATGATGTGCGCCGCGATGGGCATTCGCTGGGCGGACTACGAAAACGCAATCGACGCGCTCGGTTAAGTGGACCTATGGGCGCACCAGCAACGTGAGATCGACGAGCACGCCTTCGAGCCGGGGTGGTTCCAGTTCTGGGACCCTCGTACCGGAAAAACCCGGCCGGCGGTTATCAAAATCGCGCTCTGGATCGCGCGTGCTGGTGTACGCCGCGTGCTCGTCGTCGCACCGAAGTCCGCGTGCCCGGTGTGGCTGCAAGCCGACGAACTCGGCCGGTTCGATCCGGCGCACGTTCGCATCATCGACCTCTCGGACGGACCGATTCCCGATCGACGTGCAATGATCGCTGCGCTCGATGACACGTTACCGACCGTGTTGGTCATCAATCGTTCGGTGCTCAAGGCGCTGACCGGGGACTCTGCTCATCCTGGCCCGCTGCGAAAATGGGCGCCGCAAGCGCTCGTGCTCGACGAGAGCCACGAGTACAAGACACCGTCGGCGCAGTGCTCGCGTGCCGCGCTCGCCCTCGCTAAGGGGGCGCGTTTTCGGCTCGGCCTGACCGGCACGCCCGATCCCGAATCGTACGAAGACTTCTACGGACAGTTCAAGATCATCGCGCCCAACGTGTTTCGGTTCCCCGACCCCAAGACCGGCGTGCTCAAGAACACCACGCTCGCCTCGTTCGAGGAACACTATATCAAGCGCAACGTGGTCTATCCGGACAAGATCGACGGTTATACGAACGTCGATGACCTGCGCGCTCGCATCTTCAGCCGGGCCAGCCGGGTGCGGCAGTCCGACTGCTTCGATATGCCCGCCGTGCGCGACATCATCGTGCCGGTCCCACTGACCCGCAACGCACGCGAACTCTACGACGAGCTCGTGCAGAACACCGTCGCGGACTTCTTTGGTATCGACATCGACGCAACGCATCAGCTCTCGCGCCTGACGATCCTGCACCAGCTTGCTGCGGGCTTCGTGCGCAACGAGGGTGGCGTCGAGTGGGTCCACGATGGCAAGATCACCGCCGCGCTCGAGTACGTCGAGACGATGCTGGCCGCCGGCAAGCGGCTCGTGCTGTTCCACCACTACCGGGCCGAGGGCGAGCGGCTCGTCGGCGCAATCCGCAAGGCCTTCGGACGGGAGATCGTTCACGCGCTGCACGGGGACACCAAGGGTTCGGACCGCTCGGCGACACCGTTTTTGACGTGGCCCAAAATGCAGGTCTTCGTCGCGCAGGAGGACACCGCGAACCTCGCGATCAGCCTACGCGAAGCCGATCACGTCGGCTGGACGAGTTGGGGGCCGAAATCCGACGTACACTACCAGGCCCGGCAGCGGATTTTCGATGACGCGCACGCAAAGCCGGGCGGACTGACCTACACCTATTTCGAAGCGCCGAACACCGCCGATGCGTTCATGCGCGCAACGATCAAAAAGAAACAGACGGCATCGGAAATGCTGCTGGACTACGGCTTTGAGCGCGCGGCGCTAGGAAGAATAGCATGAGCAAGTTACGCAAAACGGTTCCGTCCGACGATCCCGCTCCGGCGCCTGCGGACGCGCTCTACATGATTCGGGATTCCGTGCGTCGGCGCGACCGGCTGGTTTACGGGACGCTGGACGACGGTGTCGGCAATCACTGCGCGATCGGTGCGTTCTTCGAGGATAACCCGAAACTCGCGCTGCCGTGCAGTCTCATTGACGAAGTCGCTGCGTACAACGACTCGATTCCCGAGACGGCTTCGGAAAAGACGCGGCAGCGCGAAGTGCTCAAGTGGCTCAACTTCAAGCTGCGTGTGCTCGCGGGCCTGAATCCGTTTACGAAAAAGCGTACGGTGAAGGCAACTGCCAAGTCTTAACCCGGATTGTACGCGCTGCGAACTACATAAGACAGCGCGGACGGTCTGTGTCGCCGGCAACGGTCCGAAAGACGCGCAGGTCGTGTTCGTCGGCGAGGCGCCCGGCTACGACGAGGATTCGCGCGGCGTGCCGTTCGTTGGTCGTGCGGGCGCGATGCTCGATGCGCTGCTGCGCGAGAACGGCTTTCGCCGCGAAGACGTGTTCGTAACAAATGCGGTGCGCTGCCGTCCGCCCGAGAACCGCGATCCAAGCGTCAAGGAGCTAAAGGCCTGTCGTGAGTACCTCGTCAACGAACTTCGCTCCGTTCAACCCAAGTACATCGTCGCTCTGGGGAACACCGCACTGCGCGCTCTCACCGGAGATTCCGGCGTCGGCAAGCACCGCGGCGCCGTCCTTCCTGCTCACCCTGACTTTGGCAACAGCAGCAGCGTTGTCGTCACCGCACATCCTGCCGCCGCACTCCGCTATCCGCATTTCGCCGACCAAATCCGCGAAGACCTAACGTTCCTGCGCCGCACGCTCGACGGCTCGTTCTCGGCCGTGCCGCTGGAGTGGACGTACGCAACGGACGCCCAAGGTCTGACCGGGCCAGTGTGGGCGTTCGACTACGAAACCAACGCGCGCGAGCCTCGCGATCCGTTCCTGGCGGCGTACCTGTGCGCGATCGACGTAGGCGCGGGTCCGGTCAAAGTCTTCGGCGGTGAGTCCGTCGGCATCGCGGCATGGCAACTCGACAACGCAGCGCAGCGCGGCGTGCGCGTGGTCGGGCACAACGCGAGCCGCTTCGACCGCGTGATCGGCCGGGCGCTGTTTGGCGGAAACGTGCGCTGCGACGACACGATGCTCATGGGCTTTCTGCTGCACGAAGAATGGGGCGCCGCTAAGCGCCTGAACCTCGAATCGTTGTGCGCAGCCGAACTCGGCGTCGAGCCCTGGAAGCGCGATGTCGTGTGGAACTGGCGGGATGCTGCGAAGATCCCCTGGGACAAGGCCGCGGAGTACAACGCCCGCGACACGCGCTACACCCGCGAACTGTTCACGGTGCTCGAACGCAAGCTCAAAGAGGACGGCGCCGGAACACTGTTTGCGGGCGCGCTCTGGCGCGTCTACGACCGCCTGCTGCTGCCCGCGAGCCGGGCGCTCGCCGATATGGAGCAGCGCGGCCTATACGTTAACCGTGCGAACTGCGACGAAGCCAGCGCAGAGTTTACCGCGCAAGCCGAACGGCATCTTGCGACGATCAACGCTATTGCCGGCGCACAGGGCCTGCCCGACTTCAATCCCCGATCGCCGACGCAGGTCGGCGAACTGCTGTTCAAGCGCCTGGGCCTGCCGCCGGTCAACTGGACGGCCTCGGGTACGGCGTCGACCAACGTCGAGGCGCTCAAGACGCTGCGCGAACTCGGTGCGGCGCCCGATCTGCTCAACGCGATCCTGCTGTACCGCAAGGCCCTGCGGATCGTGAACACCTATTCGACCAAGTTCGCACGGCTCGCCGACTGGCAGAGCATGATCTATTCGTCGTACTCAATGGTGAACACGGACTCCGGGCGCACGGCGAGCTTCGACCCCAACGCTCAGAACATCCCGCGCAATAAGCGCGTGCGCCGGATCATCGGAGCACCGCCGGGCAAGGTCGTGCTGGCAGCGGATTTCTCGCAACTCGAACTGCGCACCGGGGCCAGTCGATATGTCTTCGACGAGCCGAACCTGCGCGCGGCTTTCGAGCGCGGCGAGGACCCGCATCGCCTCTTGGCCGCCTCGATCACCGGTAAGCCGCCGCATCTGGTGTCGTCTAAGGAACGCACCGACGCCAAGCGCGCGAACTTTTTGTTCCTGTACGGCGGCGAGGAAGATATGTATATCCGTAAGCAGCTCGAAGATTACGACATCGTCAAGTCGCGCGAGGACGCCCGGCGCGAGCGCGACGCGTTCTTCTTCCGCTGGAGCGCACTGCCGGCGGGCTACGAACGGATCATGACCGAACTCGACAAGACGGGGCAAGTCCGCAGCCCGCTCGGTACGCTGCGGCGGCTTCCCAACGTCTTTGCCGATAACCGGAGTGTGAAGACCGAGGCGTACCGCGTTGCGATCAACTTTGTAAACCAGTGCTTTGCGTGGCACCTCGCCGCTATTGGCCTGGTGCTGCTGGGGGGCGCCGGACTCGATGTACGGTCGTTCCAGCACGACGCGTACTTGATCTATGTCGACGACGATGAGAACGCGGTGCGCCACGCATCGACGCAGGTCCGGTATCTGCTCGAACACGGCGTGCCGCAGGTGCTGCGCTCGGAGTTCAACCTGGAGTTCGACGTACCGCTGAAGGTCGACGTGAGCGCCGGAACGGCGTGGACCGACGATGACCGGCTGTGCGAACACGGGATCTGGATGCCGCGAACCGCGTGCCCGAGCTGCGTGGCATCGAGGATCGCTGCTTGACCAAAAACCGCTGATCGTGGTATAGTGCAACAGGCGCAACAGTAGCAGGAGAAAAGACCGTTTATGATCGACCCGTCTGCATTCGCGACGTTCCCGGTTCTCGATACGTCGATGAGCCAACTTGACACCTGGAGCCGCTGCGATCGGCGGTACATGTACCGCTATGTGCGCGGTCTGGTGCCCGTCGGCGCGTCCGATGCGATGATCTGGGGCACGCTCTTTCATCGCGCCGCGCAGGAGTACTACCGCAGCATCCAGAGCGGCCTCACCGAAGCATCGGCCAACGTCAACGTGCATTGGATCATCGACAACACGACCAAGGTCGAGAACCAGTACCACGGCGATTCGGAGATCACGCTCTCGCAAGAGCAGCGCGAGACGATGCACGACTGCTGGGACTACTACTACCAACAGACGGCCAGCAAAGACGAGTGGGACGAGATCGTTAAGGTCGAGGACCCGATTTTCTTGGTCATCGGCTACAACGGTCAGCCCGTGCTGCGCATCCGTTCGACGCTCGATATGATCGCGCGCAAGAACGGCAAGCTCGTCGTGGTCGATCACAAAACGACCGGCGATGTCGAGCAGTCCGTTGAGTTCCTCGCACTCGATTTTCAGGTGCGCGAGTATCCGTTAGCCGTGCGGGCGTACTACGAAGAAGACCCGATCGTGTGCTATAACATGATCGCGCGCGAGGTGCCGCCGGGCTTTGGCCGCCGGCCGCTCACGACCGACACCGGCCGCAAGCGCAACGCGGACACGCTGGCGAACATGCAGCGTCCCGAACGCTATCTGCGCCGGGAATGGCTCTCGTTCTCCGAAGCGCAGCACAATTCGTTCCAGTTGAACCTCGTACAGATCGCGCTCGCGTTGCAGTTCGAGGGGAACGCCGGTATCTGGCCGCGCCGGATTGTCAAGATGGGCGGCATGGCGTGCTCGGGGTGTCCGTACTTTGCGATCTGTACGGCTGAACTCGACGGTCGCAAGATCGCCGACGACGCACCGCTGGTCACGATGGCCTTCACGCGCGATCCGTTGCTCGAAAAGCCGAAGATTTACATTCCGCCCTCGGGAAGCCCGTTCGCGCGGTGACGCACGAACTGCACACCGTCGAGCGTTCCGGTGAGTTCTCGTCCTGGCGTGCGAAATACCGCTTCGTCTGCTCGTGCTCGACGCGCGGGCCGTGGCGTAAGGCCGATAATTATGGTGAATCGACAGCAGCACGAGACGAGGCTGTGGGCGATTTTGTCTATCATAAACGAAAGGGGAGTGTTGCCGCATGATCGTTGCACACATCGACACCGAGGGCGGTCGCGGTAGCATCGCCGATCTCATCGAGTCCGGCAAAGTCGTGTCCTACGACGGCTCGACCTATGAGAAGGCCGAGCAAATCTATTGGGCGCTCTACTACGGCCGGATCAAGTGCGACGTGGTCGTGCTCGACACGCTCACCACGCTCGTCGACCGCTACGTTCGGGACGTGACGCTCGATCCCGAGAACATCCGACCCGATCAGGGGCAAACGTGGTGGAGCCAGCGCAAGAAGATGCGCACGAATCAAGACGTGTGGAACATCGTCAACTTTGGCATCGGCCAGCTCATGAGCGGCGTGCGCAACCTGCCGCAGCCCTCGATCTTCCTTGCGCACGAAACCGAGCGTGACGATCCGACCGCCGAAGTGGAGGTCGATCGGCACATGCCAGCGCTCACACCGAAGATCCTCAAGATGGTCATGGCGTACTCCGATCTCGTCATGCGCATCTATAAGAGCCCGACGCCGTTTGCGCTCGCCGGAGCCAACTGGCCTGCCAACACGCGCGTGCTGCAACTCGAAAACACCGCCAACGCCTACACGGGCGTGCGGCTGACCCCGACCGTGACCGGCACGCTGCCGCAGTATATCCCCGATCCGACGCTCGCCAAGCTCGCGACGGCGATCGGTTTTCTTCCTAAAGCGATGACGGTCTACGGCTTTCCGAAGGTCGGCAAGACCGTGCTCGCATGCACGATGCCAGAGTAACAGGAGATCACGATGTATCCACCCCCAGGCCCGCCGTCGACCGGACAGAGTTTTCGGCTCGGCGATCACGCCGGTCAGCGCGGAGCGAATCCCGGCGACTACATGGCGCGCGTGACCGCGCTCGAACCCGCAACGTCCAAGGACGGCAACCCGCAGCTCAAGATCACAACGCACCTGCTCGGCGCCGCGCAAGGGCAGCAGCACGCGTGGTGGTACTCGCTCTTGCCGCAGGCGCTCTGGCGGCTGTTCCAAGACCTCATCGCGGCCGGCGTCGATCCGAACTTCGATCCGGGGCCGCCTGACGCAGCGCGGTACGCGGGGACCTTCGCTCCGGCGCTGGTCAACCGCGCGTTCCAAATCCGCGTGACGGCGAACGGTGAGTACACGAACACCAAGATCGTCGGTCCGGTCCAGCTCGGTCCCGACGGCAACCCGGTCGCATTCGGTCCCGGCCCCGCGCCGACGGCAGCACCGCCGCAGCAGTACGCACCGCCCGTCGCGCCGTCGGCACCCGCCGGAGCACCGTCAGGATGGCCTCCTCCGGCCGCTGTGGGCGTTCCGACGAGCCCGACCGGACCTGGACAGGGTCAACCGGCCGCGAACGTCCCACAGGCTCCGCAATACGGCGCTCCACCCGCGCCGATGATGGCGCCCGGACCCCCGCAGCCATCGCCGTACGCTCCGCCCGCCGGGGGCGCTGCCGTTGAGCACGCGCAGCAGCCGTTCCAGCAGTACCAGCCGCAACCGGCCGGAGCGCCGCCGACGGCCTACGCTGACGTGTCCGGGCTCTTTCGGCAGCAGTAGCCGATGGCGGAGGGTGCGTTTCAGACCAAGGCCATCGCGCACATCCGATCGCGCGGCGGCTACGTGGTCAACCAGTGGGGATCTCCGCTCGCTCGAGCGGGGGTCCCCGACCTCCTATGCGGCTTTCGCGGGTTCTTCGTCGCCTTCGAACTCAAGCACCCCGAAGGACCGCTCGACCCCGGGCCGCTGTGCCGGCGCAACGATCGGTTCGCCGAGCCTGCGCAGCAGCGTCACATCGCGCGCATCCGGGAAGCCGGGTGCATCGCGTTCGTCGTGAACAACCTGCGGCAGGTCGACGCCGTGCTCGATATGGTGGAGAAGTATGGGACAGCCGACATCGCCGCAACTCGTTAGCGCCGGGGCGCTGGCAAAAGAACTCGGTGTGCATCGCACGACGGTCGACCGCATGCGCAAAGACGGACGAATCAAAGCGCGGTTGCAGTTACCGAAGTCCGGACAGCGCCCCGGCGCGTGGCGCTACGACCTTGCCGAAGTACGCAAGGCGTTCGCGGCCGAGCGCGCTTAGTCGTTCGTTTTCGTAACGAGGATACTCGTCAGCGTTGCGACCTGCGCACGCATTGCCCCGAGTTCGTCGGTGAGCGCTTTGATCGTTGCAGTGTCCTCTGCCTTTGCCCGGCGCGCTTCGGAAGCAGCACCGTCGACCAATGAGTGAACATCGCTCGCTGTATGCGCAACCACGTCGATTTTGTCGGCGGTCGCTTTGGCGTCCTTCGCCGCTGCCATGCGCGTAGCGCGCGATGAAAAATACGCCGCGGCCGTAGGAACCAGCGTGACGACGCACGCCGAGATGACCGTTGCCGTTGCGGAGTCCATTTACGTGCGGGGCCGCAATCCGCGGCGCTGGCTGCGCTGCATCTCACGCAGTTCGCGCGCTGCCTGCTGCACCGCGAGCGGATCGCCGTCGTTCACGCGCAAGATCAAATCGTAGAGATGATTTTCCATCGGATGGTTCGCGTCGTTCTTCGCGCGACGGAGCGCCGCCCGCAGGTCCTGCGCGACCGCGTACGCTTGCTTTGATGCACCGCCGGAGTTCGGTGACGAGTACACCGACGGCCCCACAGCGCCTAGGGCCAAGGTAGGATCGTGCTGCTGCACCGCTTCGATCGGTGCGCGCACGATACCGGGCGAATAGCGATCAGCGAGCTTCGTTGCCGCCTGACTCCACATCGCGGCAGGTGAAGGCGCGTCCTTGTCCCAGAGCTGCGCGTTGTAGCCCTTCGGTACGTCCGCCGGCAGAACGGCGGTGAGCCCAGCACCGAACGCAAGACCGGCGAGCGGTGGCAGATGGTTCAGGAACAGGCTCGTCGCGGTCTTGGCAGCTTCAGTCGGATCGCCGCTCATCGCCGAGCCCAGCCGTACAACATCGGCACCATAACGAAGCTGCGGAAACGGCAGCGAGAGATAGCGCGGGTTGCCCTTCGCGTCGGTGCCCCAGAGCTTACGCATCGAGAGCGCGCCGCCGGACACCGAACCTTCGTCGCCCTGCATTTGGTTCGCGCTTTGTACGCCGCGCTGCGGCGCCATGATCGATTGTGGCTTAGTTAGCGCCTGACCGCCGAAGTACCGAAGCTGGCCGCGCATCCAGGTGTAGAAGTACGACCAGTTGCGCAGGCCCGCGTGACGCTCGGCCGAGGTCATGTTCTCATAGTCACCGAGCACCTTGCGCGTTTGGCGTGCAGCGGCTTCGGGCGTGAGGCCCTTTTGCTCGAAGTGCCGGAGCGTGACGGCGGCGATGCGGTCCTCGAAATAGCCGAACGTCACGTCCTGGTTCCATTTCGAAGCCGAGATCAGCGCCTTCTGGAGCATTTCGTGCGGCGCGAGGCCCTGGTACGGCACGGTGAGCAACTTTGCGCGCAGGTGCGGATCGAGCGTTAAGCTGGTGCCGAACTTGGGTGCGCCCGCGTTGTACTTCTGCGCGCGGTCGATCCAGGCTTTGGGAATCATCGTTCCGTTGCGATCGAGCGCGACGGCGCGTGCGAGCATTGCCGGATTGACGCCCTCGTTGAGCGCGAGCGGAATAAGGTTGAACGCGGGGTGAAAGCCGACGTTCGCAAGGATGCCCTGGCGGACCGTCGAGTTGAGATTATCGAGCCACGTATGGAACGGATCGGTCGGACCTTCGTCTTGCGTATGCACCGCGAACCGTTCGCCCCCCGGGCTCTCGCCGCGCTGGAGTTTGGAGAGCGTCGGGTGGCTGTCGATCGCAGCATTGACCGCAGCGTTGTGCAGCGCGCGGCCCTTGAGCATCGGCATACCGAGCGATTCGGCAGAGTCGAAGTCGTGGTCGGGGTGTCGGCCGCGAAAGACCTTGCGCATCTCATCGACCGCAACGTCTTTGTAGTGCGATGCGTGCTCGTGTGCCCACGAGTCGATCTGCTCTTGCGTCCACCCCTGGCCCGCGCCCTTAGCGGTCGCTTCGGTCAGCGCCCGGTTTTCGCCGTACTGCTGCGCCATCGTCATCGCGCGCTCGTAGCCCGCGCGCCCGCTGCCGACGCTCGCAACGTTGCCGCCGGGCATCGGAAAGAGGTACTCGATGTCGAACAGCCCGGGCTTGCCGCTCGCCGTTTTCTGCGCGCCGAACGAATCGACCCAGTCAGCGAGATCGATGTAGCGCCGCAGCTTTGCTTCGTGCATTGCAAGCGCCCCCGAGGGCGTCCAGTCGGGATCGAGTTGCAGTCCCGCCGCTTGACCCGCCTCGAGCGTGTCGTGAATGCGGCCGGTCGGTACGACGCCGCTCGTCGCCGAACCCTGCGCGCCGCGGCCGACCGACGGGTTCCCCCACGGATCGGACGCTGCAGAGTTCGGCAGATCCCACGCGCCGCCGTGCGGGAAGTACGGCTCGGACAGCAACTTGGACGCCATTTCGGGATCGACGCGGCGCAGCTCGTTCTCGGTGTCGGAGATCGCTTGGCTGATCGTCGTCGCACGGTCGGCGATCGTTCGGCCGCCGACGACGCGCTGGGCGCCGGGATGCGCCTGCGGCCCGGCCGGACTCTCGATTGCGTGAACGATTTCGACTTGATCGCCGATCGGTGCGCCGCCGAACGTGTCGGCCGAAGTCGCCATATCTTGGGCAATGTGCGGCGCGTTGCCCATATCGCGCGCGAGACTCGCGTGCGCGTGCTCCCAGGCCACCCCGCCCGCGTCGCCCATGCGCGTGAAGCGGTTGCCGGCGAGCGGTGCTTTCGAGGCGAGGATCGCGAGTTTCTGCGTCGTCGCGCCGAACTTTCCGACGCGCGCCGCGTCACCGAGCCCCGACGCGCCGCGCGCAAGAGCGCCCCCAGCAGCGCCTGCGGCCATATAGGCCGGATTGACGGCCTCGCCAACGAACGTTTCGGCTCCGGTGAGGTACGGATGGTTGGGCTTGTAGCGCGCGAGGTCCGCGTGCATGCCGAGCGCAACTTGCAGCGCCATGCCTTGCGGTGTGGTCGGATGCGCAGCGAGGATGCGGCTGCGCATGCCGGGTTGGTTGGCCCAATACTTGATGTCGTCGGGCGCGTTGAAGCCGAACTTCGCCGCCGTCTCATCGAGGCTTTTACCTGCGTCGGTGTTCGGATCGAACAGCGTGTGCGCGTAGTCGTACAGGCCGCCCTTGTGATCGCCGCTCAAATCGCGCAGTGCTGCGTTCGCAGGCGCGTAGGTGAACGCATCGCCGAGTTCGCCGACGACCTGGAGCGAGCGCGCTGTGCGGGACTTATTCGTTGCACGTTCGAGCAGGTCGCGCGTACTGGCCGGATCGCCGCCGGGGCGCGCGCCGAACGGGTCACCGCCGCCGGACCGGCCGAGCATGATGCTGGGCAGTGTCGGACGGCCAGTAGGTACAGCGCTCGGTGCGGGCGTCGGGCCGCGCATCGCTTCGGCACCGACTGAACTATGCGAGAGCACCTCGGCGCCGATGCCGTGCAGCGCAGCCAGCGCGCGTTTCATCGTCGCAGAAACCGCATCATCCTGCGTCTTACGAACAGTCGCGACGTTCGCGGTTTGCTTGGGCGTCGGTGTTGCGGTCGTCGGTGCGACTTGGAAGTGCAGATGCGGTCCCGTACCAACATCCTCGAATAGATCGACGTTGTGCTGCGCAGCCAGCGTACGAATCTGCGGGTTGTCGATGATGTCGCGCGTCGAACCGACCCGCTGGAGATTCCCGTGCTCGATAGCGAGCATGAGAAAATTGAGCGTGTGCGGATTCGCGCCAACGGCTTGCCCACCGACAGAGCCAATGTCAATTGCTCGGCCGTCGAAGTGCGCCGAATCCTTGGCGTGCGGGCCGGAGACAACCGAGGTCACGTCGGATGGACTCAGTCCGTACGGCGCGACCGCTTCGTACAGACGCAGGGCCAGCGGATGCGCGGAAATCTCCGGCGCGAGCTTGCCCGAAAAGACCGCGCCGCGCTGCGCAAGATCCGGCGGTGCGTCGAGCACCGTACCGACATCGTGATTCGAGCTTGGCAGATGCTGCGGTGCGGGCGTCGGACGCGCGGGCGCCGGGCGCATCCCCGGCGGTGTGTCGACGACCGAACCGATGGGATGCTGCTGAGCCTGTTGCGCTGCGAGATCGGGCGGCGCGTCGACAACGTCACCGACGGGCGGCATCTATTGAATCCGCTTCCATTTGCCGTCGGGCTGCTGCTCCCACACAAAGCCCGTTGACGGATCGGTGTGGCGCTCGGGAACCTTTGGCGCGTTCGGAGCGCCGGGGCTGCCGATCGCGCGCTGGTAGAGCGAACTCGCTGAACCCACATCCTTCGCTGCGTCGTCCATCGCGCGTTTGTAGCCGTCGGCCGCAGCCTGCGCCTGGGCACCGTACGGCTGACCTTTGTAGGTCTGCGCGTCGAGCAGCGACTGCTGGTACGCCTTATTGAGCGAATCGTAGCGCGCCTGCGCTTCGTGCGCTGCGCGCTGCAACGTCGAGAGCACCGAGGGCGGAACGTGCCCGCTCACCGTGTTCGAGAGCGTCTGATGCAGTGTAAGTGCGCGCTGGTGCGCAGCGTCGGCGTCCGCGTAATCCTTGGCCGTATCGGCTTTGAGCTTGTCGATCTTCGCGCCGACCTGCGCAGCATCCGAAGCAGCGCGCGAGGCATCGGCACCGGCGCGCTGTCCCGCTGCGGCGGCCATCTGCGGATAGTATTCGGCCATGACGGAGTGCAGATCGTTGAGCGAATGGATCGCCGAAATGCGCTCTGGCAGCATCTTGAGCGCGACCTGGGCCTTTGCTACCTCGTCTTTGGTCTTGGCTTGGATGAGCGCAAGCTGCGCCTGTTGCATGGCCTGCGCGTACAGATCGGGCTTGAGTCCGTCGATGAGCACGTTCGCGTCGATACCGGCATCGGCGAGTGGCTTTGACACGGCCTGAATCGTTGCGATGACGTTGTCGATCGAGCCGCCGGGTTTGTTCAGTCCCCCAACGCTGGTCTTGACGTAGTTGAGCAGCGATCCAGCTTCGGCTGGCGACTGGAGATACTTGCGCGGGATCTTCGCGAGCTGGTCGGCGATCTCGGGCGGCACCGGCTGGCCCGTTGCGCTTTGAATCAAACCGGCGCGGTCTTTTGGCTCTGTCTGAAGCAGCATCGGCAGGTTCTGCGCGATGAAGTCGTGCAGCGGTGCGAACGCACCGACTGCCTGCGCATCGATGCCTTGCTTACCGTCCTGCCCCGGCGTCAGCGGCGCGTCCATGCCCATCGCCTTGAACGCGCGCTGGTACGCGCTCACGATGTCGGGGCTCGATCCGATCGCCGGATTCTGCGCGATCATTTTGTTCAGCACCGAGAGCCGCTGCGAGGCCATCTGAAACTGCTGGGTATCGAGCTGCTGCTGCTGTTCTTGGATGCCGAGGTTTTCGGACTGCGCTTGGCGCTGCTGCGCAGGGAACTGACCGACGGCCGCACCCAGCTCGACGAGTGGCGTCGGCTGGTTGTACTGCGGTGCTCCGACAGGTCCAAGCGACGGAACGGAAGCGAGGCCCGGCATGCCGGGAACTACCCTACGGCGGCCGTTTCTTCCCGCCGAACGTCGATGCGGGGCGTCGGGAACCCTGCTTTGCGAACGGCGGCGAGGTCCTTTGCAAGCGCGGCGCCAGCATCGGTCCGGTACGAAAGATCGGCGATCCCGAGGCCCTTGGCGTACTTGACGCAGGCGGCGTTCATCGTCGCAAGGTCGGTACCGACCGCTGAAGCCAAGCCGACCAAGCCCGACGGATCGGCGAGCGCATAGCCGCCGTCGCGCTCCATGACGCCGTAGGCGATGAACCGATCGCGGTCGCGCTGCGCCCATAGACCGTCGAGGCCAAGGAGTGGAAGCCCGAAAAGCGACTTGCGTTCGGGCAGCACGCCGTACGGAACCTCGAACGGATACGGCGGCACAGCGAGGCGAATCGAAAACGCCGCACGTTCGAGCGTGAACGGCGCCATCGGCAGCGTTCCTTCGGTAAGCCGGAACAAAAAGTCACCGTACGGAACGTCGAGCAGCCGCTGCGCGGTGGGTTCGGCGTCGTATCCGTAGCGCGGCGTGAACTCAAGGAAGTAGACTTTGCCATCGGTGAACGAACAGATCGCGTTGATGTCGTAAATGCCCGGCGGTGCGTAGTTCTTGCGCAGGTGCTCGGCGAGCTTATCGAAGTGGATTTCGCGCGCGATCTGCGTTTCGTTGGGATAGAACCACACCACGTTCATTGAGCAGCCGGTCTTGGGTCCGGTGTCGTCGTTACCGGATTCCTTGCGTTCGAGCGTGCCTTCCCACGGACGCAAGAAAGTTTGACCGTTCCAGTAGCCCGCCGTCGAGATAGCGATGCCGTCGATCTTCTCTTGCAGCACGTTCTTGATGCGGTCGCCGTACTTGGCCCGAACGTAGGTGAGCCGCGCCGTCAATCGTGCGCGGTCACCGCCGCCGGTCACCGATGCGTCGAGCAGCCGGTGCGTTTTGAAGAACCATTCCTCGTCCGCCGGCCGGGCGCGCAGCCACGCAATCGCATCCGAGACGGTCGAGAAAGCGTGGTACTTGGGAATCGCCATACCGCACGCCTGCGCGAGCTCGAAAGCGTACTCGCGGTCCCCTTCGAGCCGGTCGCAGTAGACGCTCGAACCGATGACTGCAACACCGCGCGCCCGCAGCTCGTCAGCTTTATGGCCGTGGTCGCTAGAATCGAACACGGCGACGGCGCTGGGTTCGTTGAAACCGCCGCGCGCCCAGGTCGCGAACTGCTCCCAGGTCTTGGCAACGTTGATAATACCTTCACCGATGTACCGTTCTTCGGGCGTGAGCATCGGTTTTGGCGGCATATAGTAGACTAGGACATCGTTGCCCTCGTCTTGCAAGCGTGCCGCCATCCAAAGGCTCGCACCTTCGCAACTTACGATGCCGAATCGCATGCGATCTCTGTGCTACGCTGCGTAGTTCTGACCGGAATACTGCGTTCCGTTCGCTGTTGGTCCGAACGCCGCACCCGGCAATCCCGGCAGCGCGCCGAGCGAACCGCCGGGTGAAGGCGGCTGGAACAACGAGAGCAGCGAGGGGTCGATGTTCGGGCTGGGTGCAGGCATGCCGGACGGCGTGTTCACGTCGATCGACCCCGAGCCCGGCGCACCGAGTTGCGATCCGAACTGCGCGAGGAACGTGCCGAGCGATGAGAACGGATTGGTCTGCGGTTGCGAAGCCGCTTTGCCGAATTGTGCACCCAGGCCCGAGAGCCCGCCGGCCGCACCGCCGAGCATCTGCGAGCCGAAACCGAGCACGTCGTTGGCAATGCCGGTAAGCCCCTGCGCGCCTTGCGTGCGCACGCCCTGGTTTTGTCCGGCAAGGCCGATATTCTCATTTACGTCGGCGGTCAGGTTCTGCTCGTTGAAATCGCGGATCGAACCGGCGAGGTTCGGCAGCGCAGGACCGAGTTGATTGCGAATCGAGGAGATGCCCTGCTGCTGTTGCTGTTGCAGGTTCGCGTTCGCGGCGGCGATGACTTGCGGTGAGAGCCCGCTCGACGCTTCGGTGCCGAACACGCCTTCGGCTTGCGAAAGCGCGCCCGACGGATTCGTTGCGTCCGAAACGGTCTGGTAGTTTTTGAGCATCGCGTTGTAAATCGACACGAGTTGGTTGTCGATGCCCGATTCGGCCGACTGGTTCGCCTTTTGCGCGTTCTTCTGATTGTTCGAGCCGACCAGCGATCCCAGCGTCGAGACGCCCATACCGATCGTTACCGGGTCCATTCCCATCGGTCAGCCCTCCGCTTCCGAAGGCGCGTCAAAGTCTACGCTGGCCTCCGGCTCGTCGGTCGCTTCCCAAATCTCGACCATGCAGCGTCCGCCCGCGCGCGTGAGCGCGTCTTTGAGCCGCGCGTTCTTCGGAAGGATGAGCGCTTGGAGCCGGATGCCGTCGCGTTTGGAGGCAGCGATGAGCTTTTCGATGATCGAGAGCACGCCGACCGTGCCCCAGCGCGAACCGGCGCGATCGACTTCGGTCACCATTCGAAAGCCGTGCTTTTCCTCGAGCCACCCGACCGCCGCGACGAGCTCGACGGCGCCGGGCGCGCAGCGTACGAACGCGCCGATCCAGTGCGTCGGAGTCGAAGTCGGTACGCCGCCGGGATGCCGGAGCCGCAGCGCGGCCAGGCGCGCGTCGTCCGGTGCAAGGCGCGTGAACGCGAGCGCGTCGCGCGGGCGCAGCCGACCGACATCGAACGGCGAGGGCGCGATCACCGTGCCGCTCCGCCTGCCGGTGCCCCGGGCTGAGCGCCGCCGCCCTGCTGCATCGAACCGATCGCGTGCAGCACTTTGAGCGCGATCGGGATGAGCGTCACGAGCGCCGGCAAGAGCGCAGCGAGGCCGCCACCGGCATTCTGCTGGCCCCCGGTCTGCTGGGGCGCTGCGCCTTGAGCCACCACGGGCGCGCTACGCTGCGCGGGAGCCGAACCCGGTCCGAGCATCGGCGCACCGCCTTGCAGGCCGCCAGCGGCCCCAGAACCGCCGTTTTGCGGCACGATCGCGCCGACCGGGCCCTGACCGCGACCGGCCGCGGCGCCGAGCATGCCCATCGGTCCCTGCGCGTTTTGCTGCGGCGAGCCGCCGCCCGAGGGGCCCCCACCGAGAAACGAGGCCAGCAGGGCTTTGATGATCGAGTCGTTCATGGGCCCTCCTAACCGGACTGGAAGGTGAGCGTTCCGTTCGTGGTGACGCTCGCCGTTCCCGCGGCGGCGTCGGCCTGCGCGGTCACGACGAACGTGCAGAGCACCGTGAACGCGGAGTACGGCTGGCCGCCCGGCAGCACCGGACCGTTGAACGATTGGCTCCCCGAACGCGCTTGCGGAACGATCGTTGTCGAAGTGAGCACGAGGCCGAACGGCAGACCGGCGATAAAGGCTGACGCAGTGAACCGCACGCGGTCAGCGTTCCGGGTCGCCAAGATCGGAACCGGCGATGCCGGCGCGGACGGCGGCGTGGTCTGCGCGGCGAGAGCGCTGGGCAGCGCGGGCAGCGGCACGGCGACGCTCACGGTCGCCGAAGCGCCTTTGGCGAGCGCCGGGACCGCGACGGTGCGCATCTGGGAATCGACACCGATCACGTTGAGCCGCGGCGGCGTTCCGGCGAGCGTTGCGAGGTTCGGTGCGGTCGCCGCTGTGGAAACGGGCGGCTTCGTCGGTCCGGTTCCCAGCGTGAACATCGTGACGGCGCGCGAGGACGTGCTCGGTGTGTTGCGCGGCAGAATCGGCATGCTATCCGTACACGCTGTAGACGCGCCGGACCCAGCCGTGCGCGGCGGCAGCTTCGAGCACGAACGCATCGGAGGTGACCGCGACGATGCTGAGTTGCAGGATCTGTCCTTGGACGCCGGGCGGTACCGAAATGAGCTGACGCGGAATCGTGCTGCCGCTGAACGCTTGGGTGAACGGCGGCGGTGTTGCGCTCGCCGGATTGGCGTCGATCGTGATCGAGACTTGATCGGTCGGGCTTAGGTTCGCGTTGAGTTCGAGGTACCGCACGCGCATCGTGCCGATGGTCTGTTCTTGCGTCGAGCCGAGCCGCGAGGTGAGTTTCGAGGTGATCGGTTGTCCGCGATCGGTTTCAGCCGAGAACCACTGCTCGGTGCGCAGTGCGCCCAAAAGCAGCGTTGCCCCGACGACGAGATCAGGTGACGTTGCGCGCGTCGCGGCTTCTGGATCGAATGCGAACAGCGTTGTGGAGAACGAAGACTTCCACCACGTCTGCGTGACCGTATCGTAGCCCAGCGAGATGCCCTGCGTTGGAAAACTCAGCCAGTACATCCGATCCGAGAACGCGCCGGTCGAGGCGGCAAAGTCCGCCGCACTAAAACCGTCAAGCAGCTTCTTAATCTTCTGCGAAAGATACGACAGGCTCGACCCGTCGAACATATAGATGCCTTGGTCGGAGAGCCAGAACACGACGCCCAGGGCATTCACGACCGACGCTGCGCTCGCACAGCCCACATCGAACAGTTTTTGCGCGAAGAAGTCCGACGCGCTTTCACCGTAGACGGCCCAGGTCGTTTTCGATTTGAACGCAACGAGAATCGAGGACAGCGAGACGACTTGCACGGCAACGTCGCCGGTAACGTGCGAGCCGATCGGGATGACTTGGTTGGTGTTGTCGAAGCCCCAGGGCTCAGCGTAATTGGAGTACCACAGATCGCACGGCGCGGCCGGATACGTCGATCCGTTCTGCGTATAGGCCGGATAGCCGAAACCCCAGATGCGTTCCTTGTGTGCGCAGATCGCACCGAACGGTGCCGGCGGATCGCGGTGTAGCACCAAACTCTGTCCGGTTACGACCGCGTCGGGCTCGGTGTCGACGAACGTGACGCCTGCCGGGTTGTTAGTGGTGTTGCCGACGAACAGCCATTGCCCCAGGCTTCCACCGATCCGGTAGAGGTTCACCTCGACGGTCTGCGGGTCGTTCGAGCCCGGGGCGTTGATGGTCGGAACCTCGCCGAGAATCAAACCGACCGTCGGCTCGGTCCAATTCGTTCCGATAGCGATGGGCGCTACGTTTTGCTTGACCTCTTGGCCGGAAGTCTTCGATCCGTAGACGTTGTAGCCGGTCGCGCCGGGGACGCCGGACGGTGACTGCACCGTCACGAGTTCGTTTGCCGGAACGCTGATCGAAGTTTCGCTCGACGCGCTCGTTTCTTGGTTTGCGGCGAACACGTAGGTAATGACGTAGTACTCGGTGCGCGCAATGAGCGTTCCACCTGCCGCGGCCGAGAGCACCGGCGCCGGAGGCGGTGCGACCGTCGTTCCGATCGTACTGACCGGTGGCGGCGCACCCGCAGCGTTGTACGCGGTGACGACGTTGTTCGTATTGATCGGTGTGTTCGTGCCGCTTTGCAGGTGATAGTTGACAGCGTCGGTGCTGATATAAGTGTTATAGCCCGTCGCGCCCGGCAAGTTCGGATTCGGAAACGTCGTTGAGTCCGTGACCGTGACCGTGAGTTCGCCCGTCGCTGAGAGCACGATACCGAACAGCGAGGAAAGCCCGGACTCACCGGCAGGCGTGAGCAGTGTGACCGCAACGTAGTACACGCCGGGCGGAACCGCGCCCGTTCCGGTCGTCGCTGCCACGAGCGGCATGCCCAACAGGAACGAGGTGTTGTTCGCGTTCGGCGGCGCGAGCGTCGTCCCCATATCGAACGGGCCAAGAATAGGCCCCGGCGAACTCTCTTGGTTCGCATTCGAATACGTGGTGCGCCAGTAGTAGCCCGTGCCGAACAGTCCGACCTGGCCCTGCATGCGCGAGACGAGCATCGGTGCGAGCGTCGGTGGATAGATTTGCCAGAACGTCGGTGCGAGTGACTGGTCGAGCTTGATCGCAACGCCGGTCGGATCGCTGTTGGCTTCGAACAGCCATTTCATGTACGATGCGAACGTAGCGGGCAGCGGGCTCGGAACACCGGGCAGCGCGGCAAGTGAGATCGGTGCGTACGACCCGCCGCCCGGCGTGAGGGCGGAGAGTTCGAACGCACCGCCGACGTTGCTCGCCGCGATCTTGTCGGGCAGCGCGCCGCCGACGTAGTACAGCGAAAGACCGAGCAGCGCAGTTCCCGGGATAGACGGTGCATCGAGCACCCGGCCGCGCATCGAGGCGTACGCTTGATACGTGCGGTTGGGAACAAGATTCGTTACGTCGATCGCAAAGGTACCGTCGACATAGTACGGATCGGTCGACGCGTCCAGGCCCGCGAACGGACCGACGACGAGCAGCGGTTTAATCGAAGCGTTATTGAATTGCGGTTGACCCACCGTTCACCGCTTCAGTGCTAAACGCCGCGGGCGTGGTATGAGTAGACGTGTCCGGTCGTCGCCGTAAACGTGAACGAGTCGATCGTTTTGGCCGTCGCCGCTACGGCTGCAAACGTCGTCTGATCGGTGATGCTGA